AAACTGGATAAATCCTTCATTAAGGCCACGACCCGCCATCTTAAATCAGGTAAGTTAGTCTCTGTTATTGCTCACACTGATAGCCGGACCAAGACCAAAAATGATAATAAAATAGGCAATTTAAAAAAAATAGAAACTCCTAAGATAAACTACAACAAATATGCTAAAAGAACGATACTTGTCGATAATATAAATGAAGTTGATTTTAACAATGTCGGAGTGCATTTTACGGAAGATCTATCATATAAACATAAAGGTGGAGGTTCATCGGGGGTAACTCCTAGAAACAAAAATTATGCCATTGAAATATATATTGATAAAAATGAAACACCAAAAAATGTAGAGGCAACAGAGATATCCAACGAAAATTATCCAAAAGAAAAAGAAATTGTATTCAATAAAGGTGAAGTTGTAAACGCATATGTACATCCAATAGAACTTGACGAAGATGGAAGGCAAAAATATTCAACGGAATGGTATGAAACTAAAATAAATTTGGGGCAAAGGGCAGATAAATGGGTTGATAAACTAGAAAAATCCTTCGTAAAAGCAACAACCCGCCATCTTAAATCAGGTAAGTTGGTTCCTGTTAGTTCTCATACTGATTCAAGAATGAAACATGAGCAATCTAAAGAATCAGATATTGGTGGGATTAAAGAAAATTCGGAAGCGAACATTCCATCAAAAAAAGAATTAAATGAAAAAATTACAAAGTTAGTAGAATCAGCCGAAAAGAAAGGATTGAGTCATTTTGGACTCAAAGTTGTATCCCCCGGAATAAAAGTAGGAGATAGGGTGTGGAATAGTAAGGAGACTACGAGAAAATATAGTGAGGAAGAAATTGATTTAGATGGTACAAGTTGTGTCTCTTTGTCATATGATGGTTTTGATGTCGAAAATATAGAATCCGATCTAAAGGACTGTAAAGAATATATGTTTGAGGGATCAAAAGTAATTCTTGTAGGGGGGAATGACAGTCATGAGGGGAACGATCCTAATGAGACAATTATTAAAAATCCAGAAGTATTATATATATTTAAAGAAAGTGAATTAGAAGGAATGAATAAATCTTTCGTCAAAGCGACAACTCGTCATCTTAAAAGCGGTAAGTTGGTGCCGGTCATTGCTCATAACGATAGCAGAACAAAACAAGAAGTATTAACCCATCCAAAAGAAATCAATTCAGACCAATCAAAAATAGAAGACTGGAAGAAAAACGGGACCGAAAGCAAAGCCTTTAAAGACTGGTTTGGCGATTCTAAAGTTGTTGATAAAAAAGGAAACCCTCTGATTATCTATCATGGCAGTTCAAAAATAATAGATAATGGCTTCGATAAAGATAAAATGGGATCAAGTACAAAATCACCATCGGCTTTCGAAGGATTTTATTTCACTAACAAACCAGATGTAGCCGAACATTATGCTAAAAAGTTTAAAGGGTCGCCAAATATTAGTCCAGTATATCTAAGTTTAAAAAATCCACTAATAGCTACTGTGACAGAAAGAAAATTAAATGCTGTAAATGGAATATCAACAGAAACAAAGGATGAATTAAAGGGAGTTTCAAAATCGGATTATGATAAAAATATATTCGGCGAAATATTTCTCCACTATAAATTTGGAGATGTGCATAAATATGATCTTGCTTTTAAAACAGGCGGAACTTCAAGAATAGCTCAAATAGCGAAAGAGAATGGTTATGATGGTGTCATATTAAAAAGAGCTACAGAACAATCATCCAATAATAAAATGATTTTGAATGATGTTTATATTGCTTTCGAGCCGGATCAAATCAAATCTGTATTCAATAAGGGAACATTCGACAAAAACTCTAATGATTTGAACAAAGCCTTTGTCAAAGTTCCATCCCATACCAGAAACGGTCATCATGTTGCGGCTTATACTTATTTTACAGACAAAGAAAAAAAGATTGCCCCGGTAAGACATCAAGTACAAACCCGAGTTGATTATGGGAAGAAAGAAGCCGATGCAAAGATCGCAGAATTAAAAAAGAAACAAGATGAACATGATCTCCATATTCAGGCCGCAAAAGAGATGAAAGAAAAGGTTGAATCTCACAAAGCAGCCGGAAATAAAACCTATAAGGTTGGAGAAAAAGAGCATGATGTCGAAAAGGTTCTAAAAGATCTAAATGATCATATTCAGCATCATACCAATGAAAAACAATCTCATCAAAACAACATAAATAAGATTGAGAACCGGCATCAAACCGAGCAAGCATATTGGGATAAAAAGCGAGAAGAACGCAAGGCAAAAGAAGCAGAAAAACAAAAAGCTCTAGATGAATTAATCAAAGAAGGCAAGCATGAAGGAAAACCATTAGATGAAGATATTCTGGCTGTTTTGAAGAAGATGAAAGGCGAACCTGAAATAGTTGGAAAGCCAAAAGTTAATGGTACCGCAAAAGAAAAGACCTTGGATGATTATTTCAAAGAATACCATGCCGCCACTTCTAAAGATCAGAAAGCAACAATAGCCAAAAGAGCACAGGATAAATATTTCAAAGATAACCCGGATGCTACATTACAGGGATTTTTAAAAGTTTCACGAGAATATAAAGAAAAAATGTCTGCCAATTCTGGGGAAACTAAGGAAGAAATCGAAGCCGAGAAAAGGCAAAATCGTTCTAAAAGTATGAAAGGGAATCAGAATGCTAAAAAAGAAAATGCCAACGAATTAATTATTAAAAAGATGAACAATGCTGGATTTGAATGGAAAAAGAATAAAAGCGATATGTGGGCATGGTTTAAAGAAGGTAAACAGGTAACAGGGGCTTATGCAGATGATAAATTTTCTATAGTTGGTGCCAATGCCACCCCTGATGATGTTTCTGTCTATGCAGCAAAATCTTCTGGTATTGTCCCTCAAAAAGAGGAAAAGAAAACGGAAATAAGCATAACTCAACATCCTGAATTTGAAAGAATAAATAAGCTTTATGGGAAACAAAGCATTGATGAGCTTAAGGATAAAGTAAAAATGATGTCATCCGAAATAGCTCAACATGCAAAAGCAGCAGAGAGAGAATTCAATAAAATGGGAGGAAGAAGAACAGGAGCAGCCGTATCAGCTCAGGCTGTTAGAGATATAGGGGAAGAAAAATTGTTACTCAATGCATATATTGATTACCGGGAAAAAACAGAGGCAGATAAAACAAAAAACAGATCCGATGCGATGCTTGGTAATAAAAATGCTTATAAAGGAGGACCAAAAGAAGAACTCCCAAAGCCTAAAATTCTTCCTCCTGATGAATTGATGAAGTTGTCAAAAGATCAACAGGAGGAATATTTCGGGCAGTTGGATGAAAAAGGATACGAAAATTTAAGATCTACGGCAAAGCAATTAGCAGATGCAATAGATCAGATATCGAAGCCAACGATAGATTCATTTATCGAAAGAAATAAAAAACTAAATGAATCCTATAATGATTTGAGAGCAAGAAAGATAAGGAGAAATTCCAATGAATACAAAAAGTATTATGATGATTCAAGTGCATTAACAAATGAAAAGAATGATTTCGAGAGGAATTTATATAAACTAAAGAGAGATGCAGTAATAGGGGCATTCCCCGGTCTTGAGAAAGCCGGGCGGGACGTTACCAGCGGTTTAATTGATAAATATGGCGATAATCATGGGAAGTTTATTAGGGGATTAAGCGATTCTAAATATCCATTGAGCATTAAAAATAAAAGAGATTATCTGATTGGAGATCAGAAAAATTGGCTAGTCGATGCAGCAAAGAATACAAGCACAAGCGAATATGCAGAAAAATTAGGAATAAGTGAAGACAAAGCAAAAGATTTGCCAATGGCATTTTCTAAATATATCTCCAATAAATATGGCGGATCGACATTCTATTCCAAGCCTAATACTAACTTTGATGAATTGCTTTCCGAATATTGGACAAAGAATAAGGCATCTCATTCGGGAAGAGAAATAAAAGTTCGAAAAGATGAATTTAAACCAAAAATTACACAAATAGGAGATAGCAAACATTATGACTACTCTAAGGACGATCATGCCTTCCTTCTCCCTGATTTAACTACTGCAGGATTCACTAAATTTACCCAATTGGAGAAGGAAGGAAAGGGGTATGAATTGGTAAAAAGGGCCTTTAATGATTTCAAAGAATTTGAATCATCATTAATTAAAAGTGAACGGCTTGAAAGGGAACCCTCGGAAAGATACTACCCGAGAGAATATAAAATTGAAGGCGGATATCAAATCGTCGATGGTCGGGTGTTTTTAAGAGCATCGGTTTCACAAGACAAATATATCTATCCAAAAGAAAAACCAGAACCAGAAAAACGTCCACAAATTAGAAAGTCATTTATTTATTCCCCGGATGTTCAATTGGGTGATAAAGGAATGATCGAGATGAAGGGCGGATGGAAGGCTGAAATGGAAATTCAGCGCAAGGTTTATAATCAAATTAATGATAAAAGCGATGCAACCGAATCATTATTGGCAAATATCAAAAATGTCGGCGGGGCGGGGAGCGCGCACAATTTCTTTCAAAGAGCAGAATATAATGAAGATACCGGCATGATCGAGAGTGAGGTTGGAAAAGACCAAAATAAAATAAAGGCGACGTTCCCATTATCGCGATTCAAAATGATGTTATCATTCTATAATTCCGGTCAAAACAGGGGATTTTCTAGCGGATATGTAGTTCCAGAAGCGAATCTATCTCGATCCGTTAAAGATGCCTTGGAGATATTTGGGGCTGACCAGGCGGCGAGCAGGGAACGTTTATCGAGTACATATTATGAGGCATATTTGAAGGGTCGAGAAACCTCATTCGGGACGTCAAATGTTGAAAATGACATCTATGATGATTATGGTGTTATGATTAAAAGACAGAATGGAGATAAATTGACTGATGCCGATAAAATAAAACTGGAAAAGATTATATCCGAAACCTATAAGGCAATCGGGAATAAAGAACTGTTATCCAAAATGGCGAAGTCAAAAAAATTGAAGGTTTCTTATTCTGGCGAGAAGATGGCTTATTTGACAAAAGCAATGGGATTATATGTTCCGACTGAATCAACAGTCGTTATAGGAAAGCAAATGCAATTTGTTCTTCCTCACGAGTTCGCCCATTTCATGGACGATCAATTAGGGAATTCAACTAAATCCGCGAGGGGAAGTTATGCTTCCGAATTGAATAATACGTCAATTGGTCATCTTACGATAACTGGAAGAAAAACGTTTACTAAAGCTTCAAAAAAGACTCAGGCTCCTGGTGGTTATTGGAATAGATCTTGCGAAGTATTTGCCAGAATGGTAGAACAATATGCGGCTGTTAACCATTATAATGATACATCATATTTTAATAAGGATGGATATTGGACAAAAGAAAAATATGAAATGGTTAAGCCACAGATTGAGGCTACTTTAAAAGAGAACTTTGGTAAATCGTTTTATCATTTGTTCCCTGCTAGGATTCCAAAGATTATATTCAAAAAGGTTGTTTAATGTGCCAGCATTGCAATGACGAAACTCATATCGGAATATTCACGGAAGGAGTCCGGACTGGTCTATCTCATAATGACCATTTGGATTCCTATTATCCAGGATTGAACTTACCGGATGTCAGTTACAATGATATGAAAAAGGCAGTAGTAATTGGATCTAATGGTTCGATTATTACAGGAGAACAGTCCTTTGATAAATATATTCGCGAACTCCTGGAAGAAATGACATCCGGATTAAATCGCGGCAACCAAAAAGAACATATTGAGAATGTACTTAAAAAGTTCAGTGGCCGGAAATTCGACCCAAAAGAATGGTGGAATGGATTAACTGATGATGAGATCCAGGAAATGCTGAAAGGGATCAAGGCCTATTATCTCCCCCAAACGCAATTGCTCAATAATGGATTGAGAGAGGCTTATTTATTCGGAAAGTTTGCAAAGAATTTGACTGAAAATGATTCCCTTTCGGAAGCGAGAAAGAAGATATCCAATAAAGCTTTATCACGATTTGATCAGGCCAGAATAGAATATATTCAAAAGACATCCGGATTATTTTGGGATAAGGCGATCAGCCGAGAAACAGATAATGCCGCGATAAATCTTCTCAAATTCAATAAAGACGTTACAACCGGCATCCTGCAAAATTTAGATCAAAAAGCTTGGCGGTCCTTGACCAGCGACATATACCACAGTATAAATAGAGATAAAGCTCTTGTAATGAGGGATTTGGATAGGATTGTTAAGACCGAAACAGCTTATTCTCAGAACTATGCTATTTTATCTGGAGGATTGGATCGCGGGTCGAAATATTTCTTTGTCAAAGTCCGTCCGACTGCCTGCAGGCTTTGCAAAGATATGTATCTGGATAAGGATGGCAGACCCAAACGATTTCTCATTTCGGAATTTATAGACCAACCAAGAGATATAAACTGGTCAAAGAAACCAGGAGATCATGTTGTTCAACCTCCACCACGGCACCCATGGTGTTATTGTGTAATCATTATAGAATAAAGGAGAAGTAGGAAATGGAATCAGAAGAGAAAAAGAAAATGCCGAGTGAAACAACGGATATTACCCCTGAAAAGGCAAAAAAGATGCTGAAAGACAATTCGGCTCATGGTTATCCGTTAACGGATCAACAGAAGAAATATTTTGGAGTTATTGCAGGGGAAGATGAAGAAAGCGACGATTAGCTATTTACAAAAGGAGACGAAATGCATGCCGAAACATTAAAAAGAGCCAATAGTCTATTTGAAAGGATAGAACTTATAATAAAGAACGTTAATGAAATCGAAACTACTATTGCCAAAGTTAAAAACGGGCTTAACAAGATGGGGAACATTATAACAATTTACGGCTTAATGTTCCCAATAGATAATCAAATAGGTATTTCTTTATTAGAGGAAAGGCTAAAAGAAATAAAGGAATCTCTCAAAGAGTTGGAAGAAGAGTTCCAATCATTGTGAAAGGAGACGAAGTGGGAACTGTGAAAATCTTAATAATTATGTTTCTTGTTTTAATCGGGTTATATACTCTATCCGGTTGGACATGTTATAGTGACAATTCATTTGTCACTCAATTAAGGAGTGCAGTAGGTCTTGATGTAGGCTGCACCATCCGAAGAAATCTCTAAAGAGGTGCAGAATGGCCAAAGATGAAAAAGACATTAAAATTAAAGATCTCGAAAATTCTCTCAAAATTCTACGAACGGCTTATCAAGAGATGGAGTCCGGGAATAAGAAACTGGAAAAAGATAACGAAAAAGTTGTCCAGCTCGAAGCAGATTTGAAAGATTTGAAAGAAAAGTTCAAAACAGTCAATGATGCCAATCGGAAACTATCCCAGGAAATCAGCAACCACCAGCAGGAAAATGAAAAGCTCCTGAAAACTGGGTCAACAACTGACGGTCTAAAACAAGATCTGAAAGAACGGGAAGATAAAATGGATATCCTGAAAAAGGATAATGAAAATCTGAGAAAACAGATCAAGGAACATGCAGAAAAGAATGAGAAGCTGACAAGAAGTCTTGAATACCATTCCGGACTAGATGAAGAATTACAGAAAAAGACGCAAGAAGTAAATAACTTGACTATTCAGGTCAAGAATTTAGCAAAAAAGACGGAGAGGGTAACCGGGTCTTTCCCGAAAATTCCATTGCCAAAAGAACACCAGGTGGCAATTTCACATTTGATGGCGTCTACCCAGTTGAACGAAGATACAAAATCGGATCTCCATCGCCTAATTATGGATGATAAATCGGTGGTATATCTCCAGACAAAGATTAAGAAGGGGGTCTGCATCGACACCCGATATTTCACTTAATTTACAAAAAAAAAGGAGACGGATGTCAGATCTAAAACCCGAAGATGTCTACGACAGACTTCACGGGATACAAAAGAATCTCTTAGAAAATAAAGGAGATTCAAAGAATATCACAAGAACGTCTGCCAAGCTGGACGACGGCATAAAAACAATCGAAGATAAGGTTATCTATTGGCAGGAGCGGATCAATAGTCTGCGTATCTCGGTAATGCAGAATGAGCAATTTGTCATTCTCTTTTGTATTCTGCTCGGAATTGTTCTAGCATATTCAATCAATGAATGCACCGGAAACATAGACATCCCGGCATATGTCTATGTTTTGATCTTTCTCAATTTGGTATGGCTTTCATTGTTAATGATTCCGGAGGGGAGCCTGCCATTCATCGCGATTCTAAAATTAGTGAGTGCCTATACAGTTGGTCATGCCTGGATGATGCTGATGATTGCCTTGGATGGCCATTTTTTTAAATGGTTTGTAACAGATGTTTGTCGGTACCCTTTTACCAAAGATACGATCATGTGGGTCATCCTGGGAGCGATCGGAGGGTATGCTGTAAAATCAATTGAGGAAATTAAGGAGAAAGGAAAACCATGAAAGAAGCATTTATATTAATATCATTGATATTGATAATATTGTTTGCAAATGCATGCGATGGAGAAAAGGAAATCGTAATCATAAAACATGAACAGAATATCCAACAGGAGCCATTAAAGACAGCAAATTATCAATATCCAAAAGAACGTTTCGTTACCAAAGATAAAGAGATGTTCGATGAAAATATCACGGGATTAGAAGAGAAGCTTAAATATGATAATGGCTATATCTTAACCGGAAGTTTTGACCTAAATTCTCTATCCCAAAATGATAAGGCATGCATCGGACTGATTAAGAGAAAACGGGAAAAGGGATTGACAACGTATATTTTTGAAGATTGCGATGGAAATAAGGTAACTCTTGAAGTGAGGAAATAACATGTTCGACTGGATCTGGAAGGGATCTCTTGCGCTATGGGGAATGTTAAACTATTGGTCAATCGTGCCAATTGTGATTATTATGATTTTCGGGATGATTTCTTGGAAGTCAATAATTACCCCAAAAGAATATCAGGACCGCATAGCTTGGGAACAGAAAAAAGAAAATCAGCGGATGAGCCAGACTAAGTTAAATCAAATAGCGACAATCTGTCTCAAATACTCATTATGGTTTATGGGGTCCACATTTTTTTGCATTTCTCTTTACAAAATGTTCTCATAAACGGTGGCAAGAATGTATGCTATACCGAGATTTATTGTCCTCACTTCATTTCTGAAAAGTTTTGTCAAAACTTATACCAGAAAAGATGGTACAGTCATTCAACAGCATTTCGATAAACGTAATCAGGCCATCGTCCAGCAAAAGCATATCAAAACAAGATTCCATGATTTGAATAATAAAGATGCCGATAAGGCTCATGCCGAACTAGAATCAAAAAAAGCCGAACATCAATCAATATTAGATGCGGTAAAGAAATACCATGATGAATTAAAAAAAAGAGGTTCCTCAAAAGATGATAAAAGCGGAATATCGCACGATACAAAACTAGCTCATCTTAAGGCCGAGATAAAAAATCAAGAAACCCATATTGCCAATCATACCCGCAAGCAAGAGTTAATCAAAAACCGGTATCAGATTAACAAATCCCAGGTTGAATCCCGCCAGAATAAGTCAAGAATATTAAATCAAATATCTGATAGCTCCGAGAAACAACAGAGTTCAGTCAAAGCGGTCATCCAAGCATTCCAGGATAGAAAATCAAACCTGGAACCGCTAAAAGTTTTAACCGGGAAGGATAAAGACCATATTTATCTTGAAGCAAAGCACAAAGAAACTGGAGAAATCCATCATATAGCTATTGCCAAAGATGGAACTGTTCATGATCCTCAAATTATCCATAAGGGGAAATTTAATCCCGGAGAATTCAATGAATCAAAACCAGATGCAAAAGAGAATAAAAAAATAACCGTAAAAAATGAAATAAAATCCACACAAAATAAATTAAAAAGCGAGAAGATACAAAAGCCAGAAATATTAAAAGAGAAAAAACAAACAGACCAAGCAAAAATCGAAGACTGGAAGAAAAACGGCACCGAAAGCAAAGCCTTCAAAGATTGGTTTGGCGATTCTAAAGTTGTCGATAGTTCTGGGAAACCATTGGTTGTCTATCATGGTACCAATGGTAAATTTACGGAATTTAATCAAAAAGGGGAAAAACTAACAGCTCTCGGTTATGGGTATTATTTTACTCCAAATATAGATAAAGCCAAGCAATATGGTAAAAATATACACAGTGTTTATTTAAAGTCGGAAAAACTTCTTGATTGGGGTAATTTGACGGAAAAACAGCGAGGACATATTTCATCGGAACTCGAAAAGATAGTACCAAAGGAAAGATTAGCTGGATTTAGTGGCAGGGAAAAGAAATTCTTCAGTGAATCAGATAAAGATAAAGCGAGTTCTTTTTTTGAGAAAAAATTAAAAGAAGCTAAAAATTATTACCATGATCGATCAAAACCAGATATAGAAATGGCAGACAATGGATATTATATAACCTATGTAGATAATGCAAGCCTAAAAAAGGCAAGCAATGAGAATCTTCTAGCTCTTGCTCAGGAATATGATAATAACATAGCTCAACGACTTGGATATGATGGAGTAAAATATGGGAGCGAAATAGCAGTTTTTAACTCTAACCAAATAAAATCAGTAAATAATCAAGGCACATTTGATTCTAATTCAGACAATATGAATAAGGCATTCATATCGCCTGATATAAAATCGAATTTAATAAGCCAAGCAAAAGACCAGCTGGCATTCGACAGGGCAAACAGAAATGGAAAAATAGAAGATTATGAAGCTTATATCAGATTCTATCCGGATGGCAATTATATCAATCAGGCTAAAGAAAAACTGATCCAATTGAATAAGAAAAAAATATCCAAAAAACAAAAGCTAAAGCATAGAAGTAAAAAAGGATAACCAATGGCAGAACTATCTATTAAGTTCCTAAAACCAGAATTTTGCCGGTTTGAGACTGCGTATAAAGATCTCAAAGTAAGAATTAAGATCATAGATATTTATGATGTATTACAGGACAATATCTTCACTGCCAAGATAATTACCTTTCTTGGTATGGAATATGATCTCACTACCTGGACAGAAACGATTACAGATTCAACCACAAAACTGACTAAAGAATACGATCTGAATAATGTTGTCTTTGACCTCGGAGCTAATGTTGATATTGATCTACCTCTTAATATTGGAAAACACACATTGCAAGTATCTATCAATGGGGTAACTGCCTCCGCCGAATTTAGTGTAGTGCCGATTTCTGTTGCCAATATTACAGCTCAATATTTACTTGGAGTTGATCTTGTATCTAACACAACTTTACAAATCCAACAAGAGCTTAGAAAAATAACTGGTGTTGAGATTACGGAAATTAGCAAAGAAACTACAGTAGGGGCGATGGAAATTGTCTGGAATTTCACCAACAAAACTCTGCAATGGAATAACGGGGAGCCAGTTGTTATCAGTGATGATTATACAGATTATATTCTGACCGATTACATGACAACTCCTTCGGTTGAAGGCGGTGATTATATTAGGGTCACAATTGAAGATATGGATTTACTACCGGCTCAAAACGAAGTCGAAGTTGTCTTGGTGGATATTAAAAAATATCAGAATAGCGAATATCAATATTGGATTAATAATGCCTTCAGAATTGTCGCAGAGACATTAATAATGACTGATATCGAACCGAGACTTTATAGCAGCGATAAAGATTTGGTAAAGCTTGGTTACAAATATCTTAACCCGGTGATGGATATCCCCAAGCCGTATTCAGAAACTTCAGATATGTCCTTTGAGTTCCCGGTAAATATGCTTCAGGGCATCATAGAACTATGGGGAAAATATAAGGGTACCGGACAAGGAGATTCTAAGATAGCTATCGATATGCAAAGAGTTGAATTTAGTACTGACGGTCAAGTTGTCGTTCGGGGATTCCCCTTCGGGATGATAGTTGCTGGAAATACAGTTACTCTCGGGTTACCTGGTATTTGGAATCGAACAATCTACTCAAAGAACAATTATGGGGACAGAAATAAGGTCAAAAACTTCTGGAATGGAACTGTGATAGCTGGGATAACCGATCCAGAAATACAATCCATGGCTTTGGATGTAATCTCTAAAATAGCAGCAATTGATATTTATGTCCAAAGCGGATTGGGAAGATCTGGTGGTATCGCAAGCAGAAGTTTCAGCGTTGGAGGAATATCCAGCAGTTATAATACAGTCGAGTCCGCTGAGAATTCCCTTCTGAGTTCATCGATAATTGAGTTGCATAGAATACTAGGCAGCGGTACAGCCACTAAAGATCAGCAACGAATAGGTTTGATAAGCAGACTAATTGAAAAGATTATGGGCGGATCCATGATTTTTAAATATTAATGCTATTTTGTCCTTGAAGTTGGAGGTCCATCTTCCGGTTCCGGTCTAATATGAACTTTTCGTTTTTCCCAGTCATCAAAAAATCCTTTAATTTCCGCCCCTCCATCTTCTGGGGCTTTAAAAACATGAATTACCGGGATCTTATCAATTTTTTTATCTAGGAAATCAATCCTTACCAGTAAAAGCAAGAACGGGAGCAAAAACAAAAGGAGCATATTTGTTCCATCGCTAAATTCAATCACTCCAGTTTTTGGAAGCCAGACCAAAGAGATATTGATAACTAAAACGCAGGTCGCAGTATTGTTCCAGAGATATTTAATCAATTAGAAAGAAGCAGAACCTCTATGGCAAGCAGACATGCCTGAACATGATCAGAGTGAAAATCATCGTATACCTCATGCGGGATTTTATCCAGGATCCTCTGATCAACAAACAATTGGCCCTCTTTGAAGGTCAATTCAATATAACCAAAATATAAACGGATTGCCGTTCCTGGTTCTCTATCGATTAGACTCTGGCAATCATATTTATACGAATCCAACTGTGGTTTAGCCAGCGTTTGGTAATTGCGCTGTAGATAAGTTTCGGCGGAATGGATCAGAATATTAAGTACAATGTCTTTTTGTTTTTGTTTCATATTTAAGCTCTATTTAAGGTTAGATGGTAAGCCTGGTTGGCCCGGCATTATTTTAATCGATTTCTTCTATCGAAATTATCGGAAGTGCTATTTCTCCAATTCCATGTTGCCTATGATTATCCGGATTAACCGGTTTTAACTGAACATATTCAACCCCATCTATTTTTCTGAACCCCAAAATCACAAAAGTTCCTGCAAATTTTCCCTTTACTATTTGATTAAGACTGAATTCTTTCATTTTGGTCCCTGTTTGAGTGTTATTTAATCAATGTAAATTAAATATACTTTAATACTTTATAATGTGTCAACAAAATAATGCATATTGACCAAAAATAAATCAAAGTCTATTCTCAAACCATGAAACTAATACTCATACTAATCCAGATACTAATTATCAGTACCTCTTATGCTATGGAAATACCATCAAATAAGAGAATTGATCATTGGGTATCTGAATATACTGGGAGACTCAAACCTCATTTAAAAGCATCCCTGTTAAGATCCAGGCTATATCGCAAAGAGATTGTCAAAATCTTCAGAGAAAAAGGGGTACCCGAAGAGATTTCTTGGTTACCGATAGTTGAATCGGGATTCAATTGTGCCTCAAATAGCAATAAAAATGCAGCCGGTTGTTGGCAATTTATAAAATCTACTGGGAATGCATATGGTTTAAATAGGGGGTCATGGAAAGATTCTCGCTATGATTTTCATAAATCAACAATCGCGGCTTCGAACTATCTTTTATCGCTTTATAAATTGTTCGGGGATTGGAATTTGGCAATAGCGGCCTATAATGCCGGACCAACGAGCATAAATTCAGCGATAATAAAATCTAAGTCAAATAATTATTGGGATCTGGTACTATCAAAAGAAACGATGGATTACATTCCTAAATTCTATGCAATCTTAAAGATAGTCTCAAATCCAAAAAGATATGAAATTAAAGAAGAGAACGAAAGTTTGGAGGTTGTCGAATTGAAAAGGGGATCGCACAGCCTTCGAAGGATTTCATCTATACTTATGATAGATTATGATGAATTTCTAAATATCAATCCAGGTTTCGACGTTGAATATACACAGCCAGGAGAAATTACGAGAATTTATGTCTTGAAGGAATGGGATGTTAAATTATTGCAGGAATTTGGATTACTTGAACCCCGCTCTCAGAATTAACCAAAAGCGGGGGAATGGTAGTCCTTCATTTGCTCACTACGAAAACTAAGTATCGTATAGATTAATATACATTGTCAACATTTATTTTTAAGCTGTGTCAAATTTGATCGCGGGCGTTTCAGTAAACTGTATTTTCCTGATAATGGTAGTCAATGTTTGGTCATCAGCTGTTTTAACTGTAATAGTGAGATCAAAAAATCTTGACCCAAAAGAAGCCGTTTCGTCTCCTGTGACATAAATTCTATATATCTTAAAGGTGTCAGCCTCGGCGACTAACAAAAGCTGATCATCTCCACCCCCTGTTATATTGGATGTTGCTTTACTAACAATAGTTTGATCATAATCTACCGTTGCCAGGTCAGTCAGTTCTGCAGAAACTTTTAACCCCGAAACGTTAGTATCGATCCTGAATTCGGGTTCCCATGAATCTCCCTTATTCACTCCTTGTTTAGAAATATCAATGGAAAAAGGAATCATCAAAAATGTCTTTTGAGCTGCTATCAATTCCACCCAGCCTCCAACATCTATGAATCCAGACTGGATATCAAGGGCAACATTTGTCATAATCCAATGCAATCTCATGAAAGCAGTTGGTTGTGCCGTTAGGTTTGAAAAGTTCCAATAAAAAAATCCATTTCCATTGGTATCTAAACAAACAGCATCATCAGTTGGCAATTCAATCTGTGTCTCAGCATTATAAATTTTGATTGTCACCGAATCACCAATCCCGAATTGTCCTGCAATTGGGAGTGTCTCCAATTCGGATAGAGTATATCTCATGATGTTTTATTAATTAAAGAGTGTTTGCAAATTCTATTAGTTTTTTGGAAACCCTATCATCGTTTAAACGTAATCTTCCTAATATCCAAGCCAATGAATAACTTCCATTATTCTTGCCAGCTTTCATAAATATTCCACTTGAAATTGCTTCATTAGTCAAACCCTCTAGTGATCTATTCTTATCCGCTGCTGCGCTAAACGCCATTCTTTGTGCCTCTGTCCTTTCTTTCATCGGTATTCCTCTAAAAGTAATTTAAATTTTAAATTATATATAACCAATTCTATCCATTGTTCTGTTTGAATATCAAACGGCAAATAGAGATATAATTAACACATGAACAGACAACCAAAGGTTACGAGACGAGAACAACAGGATTTTGTAAGAGATGAAGCAATCAAACTGCTTCATTACGCTGTTAGGGTTTGTCCTTGTGATGGTGTCAATTGCCCAAATTGCAATGGGGCGATGAAGTATTTTGATGACCCGGTACCGATCAGAGGAATTTTAACAACCGGAATGAATAGCAAGAAAAAGGATGCGAATCTGCCAACTATAAGAATGGGGACCTATAAATTATTGGTCGAGGCAAGATATCGGATATCAGAAGGTGACCGGGTTATTCCATTCGGGATTAGAGAATTTGAAATGATTGACGAGATAGCCCTGGTTTCCGATTCCCAATTGACATTTATTCCGACTGATCCGAGAAGGGTGGCAATTTCATTTATCGGATTTGATGGTGTAATAAATTATCGATATCCAGGAGATTTTACAATAGACCGTGAACTATATGGTAAGGTCCCGCTCTTCTCAAAACAGATAAAATGGTTGGTGGATCCTCCGGCAGATCAAGAAAAATTCTCAGCCAGATATGGTTATTACCCCGATTTTGTTGTTGATGAAATTCCTCCTGCAAGATTAAGCCAAGGCCAATTATTGATTCAAGAATTACCGCTTAGAAAAATCACCATTGGGGGTGATGTCAAAGAACGGTCCTATGAAAAATCGAGTACTGCAATCATAGGGATGAAATATGAATGATTTTCTGACATTACATATTGACGTTGCTGAAGCGTTGGAAAAATCGATTGGCGGAAAGCAGAGGAGAATACTTGGCGGTTATGCCGCAGGGCCAAGCAAAGATTTCCAGGATGAGCAATTTTTAATGAAGGGGATGGATTTCGCTTATCTATCAAGCCGTCAGGGGAAAATAAATTGGGATCATAATGATCGACTAATTATTGGGAAACCACTTCAGGTCGCACTGCTAGAAAAAGGATTATATGTCAAGGGAATGCTAGCGGACAGATCCGAGTTTGTTGGTTCTCATCCGGATACAATCCAGGCAATGGATATAGCGGATTGGGCGTGGGATCATTCATTAAGGCATATGGCTGATCCGGAAGGTGTTCCTCCACTTGCCTGGTCAGTTCAGGGCAAAAAGATGAATCAAGGCAATATGATTGTCAAATCAATTGTGACTGATGTTGCTCTTACTGATAAAGCCGTTAATCCGAATGAATGCACCGTGAGAGCATTGGCAAAATCTTTGCGAGAATTAACCAAAACAGAAATTTCTCAAACAATGGCTATCAATAGCGGTTTGTCTAGCGAAGAAATTATGCATAATTTAAATCAAGTCAAAGACTTTGAGGGATTGTTTTCATTTTGCAAAAGCATCGGCATACCAGTCGATCTAACCGTTAATCTATGCCAAAAAATACGAGGTTTATAATGGGCGCAGAGCTGACACAAGAAGAAAAAGATAAAGCGGCAAAACTCGCAGAGGAAGCCGGGAAAGAAAAATCAAGTTTGGATAAAATTGGGGATCAATTGACCGGTGTTACCGAGCTTTTGAAATCACATGTCGAAAAGAAAGTTGAGGAGCAAGAACCGGAAACAGAACCAATCGATTTTTCCAAAGTGGATGCTGCAGAAATGGCAAAATCATTCGGAGCAGATCTGGAAAAAGCGAAAGACTTCATCAAAGAATTGACGGAAGCATGCGGCGTTAATCCTCAAGAAATGTTTTCCCCGGATGGTGATCGATTTATCAGTGACGAAATGCTGAAATCACTCCAAGAAGCTGAAACTCAGAGTGAAAAATATCTGGCCGGGATTGTGTATTCAATCCAGGAAACTAATGAGCGCAATGCCGTAAAAGATGCTGTCATCCTTCAGACAATCGCAACTCTCGCCAAATCAGTTTCGGATATGCATGCCGAATTACAAAAATCCATGACCAAGGAAAACGGAAAAGAAGGCGATACGGAAAAGGATAAGGCCGATCCTCCCAAAGGAGATGATGAATTAAAGCTTCCAACTCTTGACGCCAGTGATCCATTATCCGAACTGGACACGCAATCAAATCTTTCAAAAGGATTTGTCCGCGGCGACTTGCAAAAATCAATCAAAAGCAATTTTTTCAGTAAGTCCAGAAATGATGCGGCTCAGCTGAAAAAATATTACGAATATTCCGAGATCATCAATAAATTTGATCCCGAAGATGCGTTGGCTCAAATTACTCGGATGAACGAAGAAGATGGGGAACTGATTCGGAACCATATTCTTAGTTAGCACCATTTCGGGGCTTTCTTTAACTCTCACAGCACAGGAAAAAAATGGCTGATAAATTAGATGGAAAACCGACTACAGAAAGCATGGATGTTCAATTAGAAAAGAACATGACCTTGCTGAAAAAGTCGATTGACGAGGCTGTTAGACTAAAGACAGCCCGAATGGAAAATAAAATTAGCGTTCTGGAAGCTAATCAGCGAAAAGCGGAACTTCCCCCTAACTTTTTGGGGCCGGTAGAACCATTTGTGAAATCATTTGACGATCTTCTTGAAGAAAGTTATCCCGGGAAATCTCTCGATGAAGCTTTGAGAATTCATCTCGGTTTAGCGAGCGAAAGCCTTTACAATGCCAAATATGGACCCGGGTCCCTGCAGCCAGCAATTGGCAGCATGATGAAATCTCTGCTATCCGCAGAGCAAATGCAACAACAGAAGAACCCGGAAGACCCGAAGTATAAGAAATTAATGAAATCCTGGACGGATGGTGAATATCAGCAATATGCCGATATGGCAAAATCCATTTTGGGAACATCTGCAGCTCCCGGAGATCCCGGAGCATTTTACAATTTCTTAGAGGAAAACCTATCCCAAAAAATTCAGCGTATCATGTTGTCGAATGATGACGCAACCGCACTACAATCGATACCCACGGCGATAACGCCAAATATCGTACCTGAAGTCCCCCGGTTAAAAACTTATGGTGTCGGTTATGGAAAGCATACCATGGGATTCGGGGAAGGTAAAACTCCGGTATATGGTGGTGGTCAATTGATGGACCGGTTGACAAATACATTGGTACAGCGTGGTATTCGATGCGCTGTAACTGAAATGTTGCTGGCCAATAAGCAGAAATTGATCAATCTTAACCCGCTGGCATTGGAACGAGAACTTCGCATTCTGGAATTCAACCTAGGGAAGAACCACAATCTTCTTTATGGAGATTCCCTGATTAATAAAGACGGCACAACTGTTCTTGAAGTCCAGGGCATGTTAAACCAAATGCTGGATGCCACAACTGGTTATCCGGATCATGTTATTGATTGGAATGGGGTAGCGTTCAGCGATTCAGCTGATCCTCTGAACATCTTCCGTGAAGTAGCCGAGAAACTGATTGTCAACGGTCATATTCCCGGGGGTGTCATCACCGGTAAATATTCCGTGTTGATGGATTACGGCGTTGCCAACAATATCAGCACTGTTGTTGATGGTAAACAACGGGTTATGATCGAAAAATATGAACAAGCGGCCCTCTATTATGGTCAGAACTTTTCCGGGTTCGTGACTGATCTTGGAACGTTCATGTTCAAGCGTTCAAAAACAATCAATTTGACCGCCAATGACACATGGACACCGGCCGCAGATGTTTCCAAAAATGCGATAACCTGGCCTCTTGCCGCCACCGATGTGACAGCAATTGCTAGGGCAACTGTGGATGAAGCAAAGAATACTCCGGTAGGATCTTATACATATCGAGTATCAGTTGTAAACGATCACGGTGAGAGTGATGTTTCAGATTCTCTTGTGACAACATCTGAAGGTACTACCCCAGATCCAGTCGGCGCGACTGAAGTAGTCGATATTACCATCCCCTATGATGCTGCATTCGCTGGTGGCACGGTCGGTGGTTATACTGTCTCTCCCGCCAGATATTTTCTGATCTATCGTGGAAATGCCGGGGAAACCGCTGATTCAGCATTAAAATGTATTGCCAAAGTTCCGATCAATGGAACCGATGATACTGTATATACCGACTACAACCAGAAAATTCCTGGAACTTCGGATATGTTTTTCATTTCAAACAACCCGCTGGATATTGCGCACATCTCATTGACACCGGCATTTGAAGTCCCGCTGTATGACATCAATTATGGGACGACTCGCCAATGGGCAATTGTAGATATAGCAGGTCTGGCAGTCTGGGCACCACAACGTAATTTTATTGTTCGTAACGTTCCCGGATTCAGTCTTTAATTGATAATTGACTAATGAAAGCGGAAGTTATCATCAAAAATTGGTTAATGGCGTGGTTAAAACCTGAAAAGGTTGAGTCCCTTGGCATTACTAAGAGACCGCCATTAACCGAAGATAATTTCCCCATGTTCATTAGCCAATTTGTTGATCTTCAGGGACGACCGGAATATTCAGATGATGAAGTAGAGGTTCTTAAAAGAGTAATTCTACATCCTGTTAAATTTGGTACTGGGTACCCGATTAATGACAAAGAAACCATACAGCCGGGGACTATATATTTTATTGAAGGTGGCTGGCAACAGACTACATCTACAATCGGTGACAACATATACAATGGGAAATCAGCAACGCAATTGGCAATTACAGGTCTGACAAAAGGGCACACTCAAAATATGGCAGAAGTGAGCATCTTTCAGACTTTAGTCACCTCTTTATTATTAGCGGGGAGACAATTTTTTATCATGAATTTTCTCGATAGCCCAACCGTTGCAGAAACACCATATACCGCTGATGAACAATTATCAAGACAGAACGGAATAGCAATCAGAACGACGACTATCAATTATGAATCTTATCGAAGTGGAATTGTAACACCACGTTGAGAAAAAAATGGCAAAACAAACGACTACAAAAGTTGATGAAGTAATTGGAGATGTAAAAGAATTCTTTGGGACAGGTGAGGAAAAAAAAGTATCCAAACAAGAGCCCCCAAAGATTTCATCCAGAATCTTTATCAAAAAAATAAAAGAGGAATTGAGGGGAATTGATATACATGCGGGGGTATTTACCGCTTTCCCAAAAGTTGTTCCTCCCGTTGACACCGAAGAAAATTATCGTAAAGTTTGGGATACAACCTTCAGGAGAAAATAATGGCTCAGATTTATAGTTTTTATGGAAAAGACATTTTCGATCCTGGCGTATATTCCAAAGTCGTAACGGTAGGAAATGCAAACCCGAATCCATCTGGCGTCAATGCGCTAATGATTATTGCTGAGGGCATTAACGGACCTGCATTTGGAGAATATGTCGCGGCGACAAATGTTTCCGAAGTCCAGAAAGTATTTGGTGACCAGGGGCCAGTGGTTGAGGCAGCATATGGGGCATTTAATCCATCCCCATCTCTTTCTCCTGCCCAAGATGTCAGGTTTTTTAATCCCCGCGCATTAGTTCAGGCAACTGGAATCATTAAAACAACAGCGCTCGGAGGAGTATCAGCAATAACATTAGGTAGTAAAATCTATGGCCCGGCTGGTAACGGCATTAAAGTAAGTCTAGCATCGAAACTCGCAACTGTAACATTCCCATGGTCCCCCGATACATATACAAAAACGATTGATAACCCGATTATGACCATTACGATGGCTTCTGGATTCGTCACAATTACCGCGACGACAATATCGGTCGGTTTAACCGGAGCATTGGTTGACTATAAATTCAGTGATTATCCGAAGCTGATAGACCTAATCAACGCTATTGAAAATGGTGATGACACGATCACCATTGTAAAAGATGTAACCACTTCTGATAACCAATCGACGTTAGGATTATTCGACCATTTGGTTGGCGAGAATGCTATTACAGCCGGACTTATACTCAAAGCGGACCTGAAACAACTTTATGATTTTCTGGATAAAGAAATCGTTGACGTCGATGCAACATTGGCCGCGACCGCGACAGTCATGGTGGAGGATTTCGAATTTTATCTCGCTGGCGGAACTTCCGGAGTTGATCCTGATGCGACCCAATGGGGTAAGGTTTATGACGAACTCGAAAAACAGTTTCTTGCAGTCACCTGTCCAATCGCAGATGGTATCCCCGCTCCCTATGATGCTACTTTAACAGCCGCTATTATGGTTCTGGATGAGCAACATGCTGTCAAAATGAATCAACCGGATAAGCGTGGCAAGAGGAGGCAATCATTTATTTCAGCCCATGGTGGTTATGGATGGAATGGAGGGTTTATTGCCAAACCGTCAGATGCCGATGCAATTGTGACGATCTCAAATACTCATGATTCGGAATATTCTCAATTCTTTGGTGATGGTCTGGATGCCATTAATCAACAGGGAATAGAGCGTTCTCAATTGCCATGTTATTTTGCGGTAAGAGCTGCATCCATGTTCTTGGGTGGCCTGGCAAGTCGTGTATTGACTAACCAAACAGTAACGGCAATTAAGGCATCCACTTCTTATAGTGAAGCTGACCGTAAAAAACTGCATCAGGCATCCGTTATCTTCGCAATTACAGATACCACTACCCGAATACGGCAATTTTTTACGACCAAAAAGTCATCTATTGAACCAATGATGACAGTTCCTTCTCGCGTTCGTTGTGCGATGCTTTCTGATAATGATATCGCCAGAAAGCTTGAGAGCTGGATGTCTGGATTTCAGCAAAGTGGTGTGGCTCCTTTTAATGCTGAAGGAAAGACTTATATTAGAAGAGTGCTGGAATCGCAGGCTAATAAATCAGTTTATTGGGTCACTGATTGGGGTGATATTGAATTTTCTACCTCGGGGATCACATTCGATTATACTGTTCACAATTTGGTCGTTCCTGCAATTCCTGAATTCGGGTTTGGTACCACTGAATTTCTAAACACCTAAAATCTAGCAGGTAAAAATGGCAGATTATACACAAAAACTTTATTCTCCCCCACAAAATATTCAAGATGCTTTTCAGGGGGCAGACGAAGCCGGGGACTTGCGATACTTACATGCTAGTGCGGCTGTTATAAAATTAGGAAGCGTCCCAATCTTTCTTCTCGAAAACCTGACAATCAGCCAATCTGTTAACCGCTCACCAATCTATATGGTCGGATCAATTGCCCCGGTCGGATTTGATGTCAACGGGGTCACCGTCAATATCAGTGGACAGATCACATTAAATGTGGCAATGTCCCTGAAGGACAGTGGATTTTATCCCAAAAATGAAGCTGATATTATTGCTAATATCAATCGGGTATTCGACATTGATATCATCATGATTGATCGGACAAAATCTGATCCGGCTGACATCCAGACCGAACCATTCATTACTGTTCGCAATTGCGTTAATACCGGATCAAGCATTACCGTAAACCCCAATGCCATGTTAAAAGATGCCTTCACGGCTGTAGGAACAATCATGGAACGGGATTGGGATGTATTGAAAGACTTTAATAAGCTTGCCGTATAATATTTACACAAGATTTACACAAAAAATAAGGAGACGAAAAGCATGGAAACCGCACCAACCGAACCTACCCAAGAAACAAAGGAACTATCCCCGGCAGAAATAGAAAAACAAAAGGTTGAGCAAGAAGAAAAAGAGAAAGCAGAGGCCGAGAAAAAGTTCAAAGAATTTCTGCAGGAAAAATACAAAGAATGGGATTTCAGAGAAGAGGACGAGAGACGATATTCATTCGTCTTTAATGGCGATCGGTTTATCTTCAGAATTCCGAATATCGAAGACAAAGTAAAAATAAAATTGCTTCTTTCAAGGGTCACAACTATTCCAAAGACGGGGTTACGATTTTCGACGGATGAGATCATGGACAGTAAGGACCTTGATTTGATTGTGACGGCGAAAGTTCTGACACATACAGCTGTTTTGTTAGATGAGGCCCCCAAGGATTTCAATATCGAAAATCTAAACGATGTCGAACAATTCAACCTCGGATATCAAATCCAATGGTGCGAGGTCGAATTCATGGACCGGAAAAAAAAAGTATCATAGAACAATCGATTGATAATGTCTTTTCGATCAGATGGCAATATTGCGACCATTTTGGATTGACAGTTCACAGCCCTGAATATTTAGCGGCCACGGATTATGATATCGAATTATGGCATCATACCAGGATAGCAAATACAAAATTGCATAATTTATCGGAGGGATTAGATCCCGGAGATGAATCTATAAGTCCTAAAGAATTGGCTGATAAATACCCGGGAGAAGTTCTTTTTGAGAAGTCAAAAAAGTTCAATTCTCTAAATATACAAGAGCAAAAAGAGTTACTATTCTCGGCCGTCACCGGGAAAATGAGCGATAAGGCTAGGGAGATTAGCGAACAAGCAGTTACAAATTTCATTATTATTCGCGTTTCCCATTATCTTAATGTTTTGCGGGGAATCGGTAAATATGATGAATGGATAAAGCTAACGATACCATATGAAAAATTTACCAAATTACCAATTGATGAAAAGAAAAAATATCACAATGCATTGGTTGATTATCATGATGAATGTCTAAAAGAACTAAAGGGAATGCCGGTAGTTGATCCGGTTTCGGATTCGTCTCCTTTTCCGGATAACAAACAGGCTACCGGCATTCCTGACTTTGATAATCCCGAAAAATGGCAGAAGAAATAATATGCCTTTTACTTTATTGGATTGGATTGATAATCTGTTGACATCACATAACAGATTTGAGCCTAGATATTAGTTATGCTGATATTTAGGCTTTTTTTATTTCGGACCAAATATGACAGATGTAAATATTAAGTTAAATGCTCAAACAGGTGATGTAACTGGATTAAAGACTATTGAGAATGGGTATCAAAATCTTATCCAAAAATCGAAGCAGGCATATCAGGCGATGCAAAGACATTCCCCTATGCAGATGGCAGCTGATAGGCAGGCTTTTGATCGTAAAATGGCGGATCTTGATCAAAAAGGAAGAGATTTAGAACGCAAAATAGCATCCTCTAAATTAGACATGGCGATTACCGGGAATCAGCCGAATGAAAGTTTTAAGAAGATGCAAAAGGATCTCGAAATAACAAATTTACAACGAGATGTTTTACAACGCGAAAATAGAGATGCGTTGGATGCGAGAAGAGAACGGCAGGATTTAATGGGAGATATTAGTTCCAGGCTTGGCAGGACAGGAAGATTTGTTGGCAGGAAGGCTGCTAGATATGGGGGGGCGGTTTTAGGTCTTGCTGGCGTTTATTCAATTTTTTCCAATGTCGGAAGTGAGCTTGGAGGGGTTGACGAACGAAATCTTTCCTATGCAACTGCTTTATCTTCTACCCGTAATAGACAAGGGATGGATTACTCGACGAAGAAACCATTTTTTGAGGTCCAAAAGATCATAGAAGAATTGGGACAAACGGCATACATGACGTCAAAAGACATGCTCCCTCTTTTAAATACGGCCAAAGACTTGGCAGATTTTTCCAAAGGAGGAGCCAAGGGTCTTGTCAGTATTGCAAATATCGGCAAAAGTCTTGGAGTTGATACCGGCATTATTGACGAACTATTATCAGGAGCTATCCAGCATGGAAATATAAAAGGTTTAGGCGGTGGCAATTCCGATATGATTAAAATGCTGATGTTTAATCAAAACATAATGTATCGATCTTCAGAATCTTTACAGGCCATGTCTCAAGTTTTATCAGGAGCAACACACGGCACCCAAGGGGTCGGTGCCTTTGGTATTTTTAATCTCTTGGATACTCTGAATTCATCTAAAAATAGAACTTATTGGGGGTCCGGTGGGTCAAATGCTGCATTAAGAATCGATCAGGCATTTAGAAGCGGGGGGGATGAGAGCTTTCAATATATGCAGACACTAGCTCTTAATCCTGCTTTTCAATCCAGAAATGCTAGATTAGCAGGAATTGGTGGAAAGGGAGGTAAAACCAATTGGGGATCGGGTGCTTATGATCAACTGATGGCCGATATGATGAAAGAATTGGGAGCATTCGCGACCCCCCAAGATTTAATGAAAGCCATGAAAGGAATGGGCGTGTCCGATAAGGGCTCTGAAGCTTATATTAATAAGATGTATGGCGGTAATGGCGGTATGAACAAAATGAACATTGAAAGGCTATTTGATGTATATTCCGGAAGTTTCGGAGCTGGCGAAAATAGTGGCAGGAAATTTTTCATGCAAATGCAAATGGCACGGTCCATGGGGGTTTCTCCAACTGATATTGGTGTAATCGGAGAAGCAATTAAGGATAGGAACTTCATGGCAAGAGCAAAAAGCGGAAAACTTGGTGCAGGTGAATATGCCAGTGCATATGAATCATATAAATCGGGAGGGCAAAAGGGGCTGGACCAATTTTTTGAAGCCAGATCAAAAAATCAGGAATCCATGATTTCCATTGCGCAAGGAATTCGTGACGCAATTGATAAAATAAAGCCCGTTATTACCGATATTATTGGTCCTGCAGCGGAAATGCTAAAGGAGTGGTTGCCTGAAATGGCAAAAGTAGTATTATCAAATTGGGGGTCCCCAGAACAAAAGAAGAATATCGCAATTTCGAGCCTCAAGGATTTGGGAATGGGATTATCGGCGAAAGATTATGAAATGGCGGGATCATCAAAATCTTTTAATAAATGGACAACCGGCAATAAATTACTGGATTTTATACTCCCAATGGGGAAAATGAAATTCCATGAAGAAATTTCTGGAATTTCACCATATTCATCCAAATATTATGACGCTAATAGAACTGCCTCTGATTTCCCTGATGATAGGAAAATTCCAACTATTCCAGGGCTAGATCCAAAATTTGGTTTGTTGGCTCCAATCGTAGAAGCAATCAAGAAAGGATTTGAAGATATACAGTTCAATTTCCCCCCTGAATCCGGAACGATCGCGTTAAAACCACATTAATCATATCTATGCCAGCATCAAAAATAGTTGTATATTTTACACCAGATGTAAGAGAAATAGGGAGGATCCCTATCAATGATATAAAATTCGAAACTACGAAAGGGACTGATGAACAATTTCGTGGAACTTATAAAATATCGATTGAGGATCCTAGTCTAATTAATGGGCAATGTGTCACTACAAAAGCGACAATAGCCAGTACGGCATCCCTAATTTTTAAATGGCATTGTTTTGGAGAATTAACTAAATATGTTTTTCAGACGAATGACTATTTTGAAATCTGGGATACGGCGGATAGTAATGATGAATGGTGCTTCTTCAGGGGAGTGCTAAACCACGTTTCCTTAAGTGAGCAGGGTAATCAAAAACGAGTCACATTAATGCTTGAAAATGCTTGCGGATGGGTATTAGGAGATAATGCAATCTATTATTTGCATCCACTAATCATTGCAAGAGGGCAAGCCCCAACTAATTTTTTTGACCCAATTAAAACACGTTATGGTTGGCTTCAGGGTGGCAATCTAACAAATAAATGGGATGACCTACAAATTGAACGAATTAAAAAACCATCCGAATTGCTGGAAACACTTATCAATAAGATAGGAAACGTCAGAATAAATCTATTAAAGAAAGACTGGTATGACAACTCAAAAGCAATAAAACCGATCTCTTATATTACGGAATCGCAAGTTGAAAAGAATGACATCTTTATCCCGGACAAGCTTTCAGAGATGGAAGGAAGTATTCTCGATATATTGAAACAATATCAGGGAAGCCCTTTTTGTGAGATGTTTCTCACCGAAACATCTTATGGATCTATATTTAGATGGAGAAATAGTAGATGGAGAGACTATACAGGCGAATTATGTATGAGAGAATATGCCGGGTATCCACAGAATTTAGTTTCAATTTATACCAATCCGGCACAAATATTTTCATCAACAAAAAAGAGTCCGGCAGCGCAGGGGAGTGATTATGCGTTTGAAAAGTTTTATAAGGGTCCGATTAGCGAAAACATCAATCGCACGAATGATGATGTTGTAAACGCTATCTATCTATATCCGGCCACAATGGATATCAAAGATAATGTCCCGGCAATGGTCATAGCTCAAACGCGATATGACGAAAATAGTGCAAAGAATATTCTTGATCTTAATTCAATTATTCGGCATGGCTATAAACCAATTACTCTCAAGCTTCCTTTTATCCCCCAATATATGGATCAGGAAGCATTCAGTAAAACAATAAAGGATAATCGGTTCGATACCGAAGATGCAAATTATACCAATATCGGTAAATTCCTTTCTGAATATTCTGAATATGCCGCTTCAATGTATCGCAATATTCAGAATGCAAGCAATGGACAGGACACTTTCCAAACAAACTTACATGTGACTATTGCGGATGATTACCGGATTGTCAGGAATCAAGAGGAAGATAGTTTCTGGATCAACGTCAATCAAATTACCTGGTATCTTGATCCTGAAAATCCTACGACTGTCATTGAATGGGATCGCGGATTTGAACGCAAACGATATATGATTAGCGCTAAAGACAGGAATATTTAATGCAAATATTTCATAGAGCACGAACTGATGAGAAAGGGAATTTTAAATCAAGATCACGGATGGAAGAAGGATACCTTGGAAGAATAGATGAAGATCACCCTTTTCCAGCTCTTGTAACCGCATGGTATCCAAAATCACAGACGATGGATGTCTCCAGACCAATATCAAATGGATTAATTGAATATCAGGGGGTTGTTGTTTATGGAAACTTTTTCGAAGAAACCGGTACCATTCAGACGCCAAAAATAGCAACCGAAAAGAAGATTCAGGATATCACAACAATAAGAAACCCGAATTCAAGCAATGCCGACCCAACCTCCGATAATTATGTTTTGGACAATCATATCGAGGCCCTGGTTTATAAAATATCGGTTGGAAATGGATATGGATTTGCAGCAAGCTCCTTTAGATTTTTGAATCCAAGCTCAGTTCTTTTAAACAATTCGAAACCTGGTAGAAAAATAGTTCGCCATGATGACGGCTCATATTATATCCATGATGCTGATGGAAACATTCAGTTCAGGCATCCATCCGGATTAAAATTGAGAGCAGGAAAAACTCTTAATGATATGGACCTGGATATTCCTTTTCCAACGCATGAAAAGAATTCAATTGATTATGGCGGTGAAATCGTTGCTAGACTTGAGCATCCTTCAGGCTCTTATTCAGAATATACCGCGGCGGGTACCATTAACATTGTAAGTGCTGAAGACATAAATTTATCAGCAATAGGAAATATTAATCTTGAAGCCAATAATATAAATTCAGATGCAACAACCAAAATAAAAGATACTTCCCCTGATATAGAAGAAAATGCATCATCTTTTTTCTATGTTGATTCCCCGGAATCGGAAATGACAGGTAACTTGACGATAGGTGGGATGATCGAAGCTGTAGGAGATATTATCGCGGATTGGATGACCACAGCTATTTCATTAATTAATCATCTCACGCTTGGAGATCTTGGATACAATACAAGCAAACCATTACCAGGAGCATCAGCAGGAACACCAGGTCCCGGATCTTCCCCATCCTATGATTCCGGAACAAATATAGCGGATTTGCATGGTATGGATCTTAAAAATGTTGGGGCAATGTCAGAGCCGGTATCTGATCATACTCATAATTTTACGGCACCGGCAGAAGGGGAATCTGGTACTACATTAGGTCCAAATTAATTATGCAAAATTATACCTATGATGAACTCGAAAGATTAGCCAATGCAGTAAGAAACGTTTGGGCTTCTTGTTATAATGGCGGTATGCTTTCCGGAATGTCCAGACAGATAAACAATACTGGATTACAATCCTTTCTTGGATTGCAGGGTGATGTAATAGAAATGATCGGTGGAAGCCTGTTTTCAGGGATTCCATTACAAGCAATTATTTCTATGGGATCTCAGGGAATTGAAGAAGCGTTAAGAATCCAAAATGGCTATGGACCTTTCGATATGAAACCTGGATTTTTGAAAAATGATAAAGCCAGGACCGGAAAAAGCGGCAAAAAATATTTTATTATCCCCTTCCGCCATACAATTCCTGGTACTTCAGGAAACATCGGTAAAGTCATGTCGCCTTCTGTTCATAAAGCAGCGATGGCGAAAAGTGGAGTAAAGTTCACCGATCAGATGGGAACAAAAGAAGATCCGAGCGATTTTGGATTAGTGAATTCTCGAGGATATGAATGGCAGAATGGACCCTATGCTGGAATGACGAACGCAAGGGATGAAAAAGGAAGACATTCCCAATTCAGAACATTCAGAGTTATCTCAGAAAATTCAGACCCATCATCATGGTGGCATCCCGGAGTTCAGGCGAATGATGTGATCGGTGCGACAGTAAACTATGCGGAACCCTATATTAAAGAAGGGATAGAAAGAGCAGCTAAAGCCGAAGTGATTGATAAGATCTATCAGATATTCAATCATCCCATATTAGTATAAAATTTTTTATAATGAGTGCATTATTTTATTGACATATTATAAAGTATTAAAGTATTCTATAATTACATTAGTCAAACAAGTCTCAACAGAGAGAAAAAAGATGGAATACACGAAAACAATGCATATGGAACAAACCCTGATGGATGCAGCCAAACTGTTGAAGTCAGGGAAAATATCAGAATCCGAATATAACAGGACTCTGAGATCCGTCAGCAAAGAGTTTGGAGCAGAATTGATATATGGGGCTTACCTTCCCGTAGGTGAGACTCTGATGAAGCAGGTAATTTTTACCGCACAGGAATTGAAAGCAATTCCTGTGGGACACTAACAGCCACCCGGAGCAATCCGGCTATCATCTAAGCACATAGCCAGACAGCAATGTAAAATCTGTGTGCTCTGATGATATTCAATAACAATACACACCGGCAGCTATGCATCTGTAGGCGCAGCTTGGGTAAAACCAAGGCATCGTGGGGTGCTGGTAGCAACCAAAGCCGTTCGAGTCGGCATGGGTTCGATTCCCCGCATGGTTGCCGGTGTGTTTCAAAAAAGGAAAACAATGTCTAAACCAAGCAAGCAACAGCTCTACGACAATATGAAGAAGGCTATTGATCAGGCACGATCAAGGCTTTCTTTTCTAAAAATAATCATGGATTCGATGGAAACCAACACAGATTTCATCAATGTGGTTGGTTCATCCGATTATAGGCGCGTTCTCGAACAGATCAATTCAGAACGCGAATTGATGAGCACTGCTAACGAATTCCTAATTTCTTTGATGAATTGGGAATAAAACTAACAGGATGCGAGATGGAAAAAATAAAATGCCCTAACTGTGGAAGTAATAAATCAGAATGGGGTTATGGAAATACGATTTCAAATGGAGTTGTCCAGGGAAGGTTGAACACAAATGATGTACAAACATTTTTTTATCTCGGTTGTATGGAATGCTCTGAAACAGTTTCAATTATTAGCTGTGATGATGTTATTGAGATATTGAATAAAAAGTAACTCCCTGCATATCGGTGGCACAAACTGGCAAAGCCGATATAAACCAGAGTAATCGGTCCTGTGAATTCAAAGTGCTGCCAGTATGTTACAAAAAGGAAATAATATGAGACGAATACTACCATCGATAATCCTAGTCGAGAACGTCCAATGCCATATATCCAGAACAACTTTTTCTGAGTTAAAATTGGACCATGCAGCCCGTTTGATATTGGTTGCACAATGTGTCATCAATCCGCTGATTGTCAGGAGATCAGGATTCGAATCTTATATTCTAATCAATGGTTATTTCGAATATTGGTCGGCTGTCAGAGCACGCGAAATCGATCCAAAATTCGGGGAATCGATTAACGCGTTCATTATCGAAACCGATGAAGAAGAAACTACAATCCGAAAACAAATAGAACTATTCAGATGAGGAGGAATAAGATGAAAAAGTTAATTCTTTTAATTTTATTATTGTCAGCATGCGGCCGAGATCCACAATATAGAAAGGTCATTATCAACCATATTGAGGAACCAAGGACCCCCGAAAAAATGCTGGCGCTTGCAAGAATGACAGCATATACTGGGTTATTCGAAATCGCTGTTTTTGAGCATGAAAAAGAATTATCTCTCGTTATCATTATGCCGAGATCAACCAGGTTACATAAAGCAATAGTTTATGGAAAAGAATTTGTTAATATTTGTGAAGAGATATTCAAGCAGGATCATTATAGGGTGACCGTTTTTTCCCCTAATCGTGAAATTTTAGTATATGGAATAAAGGTGGGGCCCTATATTTCTTGGATTGACCCCCCGAATTAAAACCAAAGGTAAATATGAAAAAGTTGATTATACTCCTTATTGTTTTATTGCTTTCGGCAACTTCTGTTTTGTCTCAAACAACTGACTGGGATAAACTTAAATTGGTCGATGAAATATTCCTCCAGATGGAATATGTTAATGATCTTAGAAGGGCATCCAGAAATTATCGGGGAGATCCGAGAAGAGAGAATCCATATTCTGACGCTATTTCCAGAAATGTCAGAATTCTGGAAATTGATCTGAAGTTTTATGAAAAGAGATATCAGGAAGACTTCAGCAAAAATTGGAGATATGAGGACTGGTTAAAAGAGCATCCATTCTATTAATCTAAAAGCTTCCCTTTGACTCTCCCTCAGCAAAACCGAATAATGATAGATATTACAAACATCAATCGGTTTTGCAATGGCCATCGAATTCGGATATCCCAACCTAATTTTACGTATCCTCGAAAAAAAAGACCTTGGAAGATCTTCTACCAATAAGGATCAGGGGTCTGTCCCAAAGTTATCAGATCGTTTTGATACTCAGAAAAAGACAGTAGCAGAACAAACCCAAGTCGCTGAATTCAAATTTCCTATTAATTTCGAGGGAAGAACGTTCTATTATCAACAATATAGTTCTACGATTACAGGGCGACAATCAACTGTTAATGCTATCGCGGGTATCTCTTCCGAAGCCTATGGCGTTGGATTGAAAGATATTTCAATGACTGGAATCTTCCCGACCGCAGCCGATCGCAATGTCATTTTATCTACCGCATTAGATCTAGAAAGCTCCCTGACGAAATACTCTCCGAAAGATTGGGCAGACAATTTAGAGAGATTTTTTAAATTATATTTTGATTTAAAAGATCCATATTCTCAAATCTGGGTAACCAAGGGATATTATCAAGAGACGAAGCTAAACATAAATGGGTTAATAAGTTTGTTGATAGGAGGAGGGGACGGATCAAAACCAAAAATAGGATATGGTGGCATCCCCAATAAAGCAGGATATGAATTTATAGTCGTCGATGAATTGGCAAAATCTATTCTATCTATTCAGCCAAAAGATCTCCAACTATTTATAAGTAAAGAAGCTCCTTACACTTATGGATGGCGCATAAATGCAACTGTAATAGAAGATAAACTCGATGCGAATTTCAAAGAGATCCCTGATGATATTTTGCAGCTTGCAGCTTCTTTTAGGTTACCAACCCTCGATGAATTACCGGTAGTAGGACCGCTTTCCACTTTCACAAATAAACTGGTCAATATTTCAAATAGTATAAACCAAATGATGAACACAGTTTTGACTTACAAAACGTTTCCAAATTCGGTTGTACAGGATTTGAATGCTTTTGTCGCTTCAAACAATAATACTCTCAATAAAATACAAAGAATCGCTCAATTCTAATGGCCGATACCGAAGAATTACTTCTCGGGTCTGAATTTGTAGACACCGTCAATAAGCTAAACCAGCAAACGATTCAAATGGGATCCGGGTTTTATCAATTGGCAAGATCAACAAATTTTGAAGAAAAATATCCAAACGCAATTGATGATTTTTTGCAATCGGATGCTGTTAAAACCATTGCTTCGGATGCCGGAATTTCTGCAGCTGGATTGAAGCCCCCCATTGATATTCCGGATGAAACCATAACAAGAATTGATAATTTCCTTGCATCTGCGGATCCTTTAACAATGTCCGATACTGATTTAGCAAAATTACAATCTGATATAAAAGACATTATCAATGACATTACTATTCCTACAACCGATGAATTGCTTGCATTCATAAATAATTTTACTAAATTTGTATCCGCAGCTTCCATAGAAGATGTTTCGTTCTCAGCTAACACTCGCGAAATCAGACTTGTTTCAACAGACACGAGCCTTGATAATTTCATTGCAAGAGTAGGGGTTGGGAAATTAACTATTATCGCTATTAATAAATTGCTCTATCCCTATATTACTGAAAGATTTCATATTCCGAGCATATTGCAAGCCACAGTTATTGGAAGCTCTTCATTGGCGGGGGAATCATCTATAATATATACCGGTATTACAAAACAAGTCGGAGCCACAGGGGTGAAGGCCGGTGGAAAAATCTTAATAACAAATAACGCCAGAGATTTAAATAATTTGGAGCAGCAAAAGACGGAAATACTTTGGATATCCGAGGATTTAAAAACTATACAACTTAAAGATGCACTGCTATTTGATATCTCGCCTAATCATGTGGTACAAATTTATCAATATATAGATGGTTATGTATTATCCCCCGGGGAATTTATAAAAATACCGAAATAGGAAAAATATGAAATACTTCTTTATTTGTTTCGCTTTATTTATTAGTTCTTTGCTAGTTTCTTGTTCTCCGTTTTCAATGTTTTCCGAAGAACGATTAACTTCTGACCAGGCGGAATACGTCAAAGATATTATCGCATGCGATTCAAAATCCATCAATTATGACATTCAAAACAAGGCAGATCTTATCAATTATTTCAAAAATGGCAATGATCCGGATCCTTTGATTGTAAAATATACTTACGAAAAACGCGAGGGAATTAAATTAGAACGGCAGTTCAGGATAGGAAATATTAACATCAATGGTGAAACCTATTATGTCGTCAATTTCGATAAACTAACCTTCCCCGGATCAAGTTGTAATGATTTAAAGCATTCGACAAAACAGTTCAAATAATGGCAACGGGAGCAAATTTCGAGATTATCGATGGGCGAATTCAATGGTGGAAGCCATTAATATATGGGGATGCTCTATTGGCTCAGGATCATGAAGCGAGAGCACATTCCATGCAGGTAACATATCGCTTATATCCAGAATATGGGAATCCATTTGTAGATACGTTAACCGCCGAAATCAGCGAAACGGAACGTAATATGAGGATCCAGGCAGATATGAAACAATGCACATTGCAAGATGGAAGATTTATAGATTGCATTGTAGATCAGGCATCAATCGTTGTCGAAAAAGGGATTTTGACGTTCAACTATTCTCTTATTAAAGCAGACGGTGGTTCAATCACAGAAACATTTACGAGCTAATGGCGACAAATCTAAAAACAAAAGATGATTTCCTGCAGAAGTTTATAGAGGCTCTTACCGCCAGGACCCCGTCAGATATTCAGAATGAAGAGGGATTTGATTTCACCATTGCAGCACCATTAAGAAGTCTAGGAGAGGGATTATGCGATGTTGCCGCAATTTCTCAAGATACTCTTGAAGCAGAAGTAAAAAAACAAGCACGAGAGACGATGTTTTTACTGGCTGGCGTGGAACCAATTCCAGCCAGTAGAGCTTCTGGTAATTTGAATATTACCTCAACACAATCAATTGTAATCCCCATCGGAGAACCTGTATATTCCAGTGAGACGGGTAATAAAGTAGCAGAAGTTGTTGCAGAAGTAACCTTTACAAATATCGAGACAAAAAATGTGCAAATCTTGGCGGATAACTCTGGAGCGGATATATCTTTTTCTGTCGATACTTTATTTCTAACGGCCAGTTATCAATCCGGGAGTAATCCATTAATAATCAATAATGGTACGGATGAAGAGACTGATTATGCCAGAACATTAAGAATTGAAGGGGCATTAAAAGCTAAAGCACATGGGACAGCGCCTGCATTAAAAACAGCAGCAGAGAATGTGACTCTTACTGATATTAATGGGGCAATCATTGAAAGTGTCAAAGATGTCCTGATGTCATTCCCATGGAAACATACTGACCCCGAATTATTAGACCCGGATCGCTATGGCGAAATCATTATGTCTATCCAGTCGAGTCTGGGAGTTCCATCTATAGAACTTATTGATGCCATACAATTAGAATTAACCGGAAACGATGAGCTGGATGGAAAGCAGGGGGCCGGTCAAAATGTAGTAATTCAAGCGGTAACAACAGAAGATATAGCGTTTTCGGTTGATTATGTTCCAACCAAAATATTGTCAGTTGAAGAGGAAGCAGCCGTCGAATTAGAGATTCAATCGAAAATAACGACTTATGTTTATAATTTGGTTCAAGGGGAATCAATCATACCTACTGAATGGCAAGCTGCGATTTCTGGCGATAATCAACCAGATAATGTGGATTATTATGATGAAGAAACATTGTCACCCTCAACGGTGCAAACGATTGCATCAACGAGTATTTGGAATATAACAAATATCGTAGTCACAAAATTGGCGATACCATAAAATGGCAGACGGAATCAATTTATCAATCAAAGAATATCGAAAAATATTAATCGATCAAATGCCGCCGTGGATGATCACAAAAGAGCTTGATCTATTATCCTATTTTTCATTGGCCGGGTACAGTTATCTTGATAAATTGGAATCTATTGTCATTGATGATATCGAATATCAGAAAGATGAATGGACTTTTGCAGAATTAAAATCCGAGTTGGGAATTGTCGGGACAGGTAACTATGATGCTTGTACCATCGACATGATAGAACAAATCGATGATGAAGATAATGTTTTAATCTATACCAATCCAAATATTATCATGCTGGATGCAATTGCTGCCATTCTACAGAAATTGGATAGGAGGAGAAACCAATTTTTAACTGAGACAAATCCATGGTTGGCAACAGTTGACGGTCTATTATATTTCTGGGAGGCTATATTTCAAAGCCAACGATTGATTATTAATGGCATTCCCGAAACGGATTCGGAGTATATGGCGAGGGCCATTACTGGATTGTTTGGGCAAAGTTCATCTTTAATCGCATTACGAAAAACACTCGCCAAATATGGATTAACCAATTTCACTCTCGAAGATTCCAGGAAAGACACCTTCAAATGGAATACCAAATCAGAATCTGATTCCATTAATCTATATCTGGAAGCAAAAGACTACGAAAAAATATCGTTCATCAATCAAATATTCTTCAATATCGCGTTGGCCGGGAAACGATTATTTATTTTTTGTCCGGCTCCAAATCATGATGAATATTGCTTAAACTTTGGAAATTCTTCTGAAACGAATACTGATTATGTCATCCCCCCTCCATTTATTCCAGGATATGGAACAGAGGGTGCTGGATATGGTGCTTCTTATGGCGCATTTTATGGTGGATAAACAATGGTAGACTATTCTTATTATAATCCGACAGGAACAACTAGAACCACTTTTAGGGGTCGTGCTAGGCATCTCCCCTTATTGCCAAATTATTTTAATCATCAATGGTTCGAAGAATATATTGATGATTTTCTGGAAAAGAATCATGCCGAAAATAATGGTGTTATATCCGGATGTGTCATTTCCCAAGATGGGGGGAATAATGCCATTAATACATCTTCGGGTGTTGTATATGTCAATGGAACAAAAGTTACTATTTCGGCAGCAGGCCCATATGCCTTATCGGATGATGGATGGTATGTGTCATATATAACCAGCGGTGGCGCAATAGTACATGGATACCTATCAAATTCAACGGTACAGGGGGCAGTAACTCCTGAAGATGCTATCATTATTGGCTATAGTCTACTGGGAAATGGTGTGCTCTATATAATCAGTTTCTACAATACTATTTCAGAAACGGAATCGTCTCTTTTCGGAAAAACAGAACATATCCATCCCGATATTGTTGTCGGACCCTCATTAACGAATCAAAGGGTAACAAATCTTGAAACAACATTTATTGCTGCTCTTGCCGATGGTGACAAATTATTATTCATTGATGGAGTTGGATTAACGGCAAGCAGAGAAATCACAACCGATGTCAAATTCTATATGGATAATCCAGATACGGAAATAGACATTGGAGCATATGATCTGACATTATCAGGAGAATCTTCCGGCGATTTATATCTGACCGGTACTGGTAGCCTAATTCTGAATGGTGTCTGCCATGCGCTTGTGATTAAGGGAACTGGTTTTATAATTGAAGAGGGAGCGAGCTTTTCCGGATCCTATTTTGATAATGGAAACTTGCATTTAAAGGGGCAAGACATCCAATATTTGGATCAGCCAGATATGGTGGTCATGACGACATCAGAGCTTGCTAATTATAGCGAATCTGAAAAATATGTCAGTTATGATCCGGCGACAAAGCTTTTTAAAACTAAAGGGGACGTTATCAGAACGCCAATAACGGGGGATTGGACCAAGATAAAATCAATCGAAGAACTAACCGCAAATCTGGAATTTCCAGATACTTACCTTAGACCAAAAATCGATGTGGATCGCCATTTTGTAATACCACTTGGCGATCAGGGTGGCGGAGTCCCATATCCAATAATCATTCATGGGAATAATGGTGAAATTGATCTAATAACGGATCAAGATTTTTCATCAATGCCTCTCCCATCAACCCTTGATGACGCAACACTTGAGCAATGGCGTTACATCAAAAACAGAGGTTTCAAAAATAGAATCTGGCTAAATAGAAAGCTTATCTTTTCCGGGGATGTCCCAACTTTCTTTTTTACTCCGGTTGAACTAAGAGATCCTTACATTCTTTATGAGAATGGAAACTGGAATAATGGGATTCCGGATTTAGGTTCTAACGATGGCGAGAACTGTTTTTGTGACATGTGGAAATATCTTGGAGGTAGCCAAACTTTACAGATAGGCCCTTGCTGGAACCCATTAGATTCACCATCAAACTGGAAATATCTTACAACAGCGGCGGACGGTGGTCGTTTTATCAGACCCGTTTCTCTTGGAGACGGAACCGTAGACCCTAATCCTCATACAAGGACACATCCATTAACACTAGGATCTGCAACAACTATATCAACTTATACGTCATCTGCAAGTGCTGAAATTTCAGGAATATCAGATGCAGATATTTTAAAAGTTAAAGTTGGGTGCAGAGTATACGATGCTGGCGAAAATATACCACAATATGGAAGTGGAACCCCGAAAACAACCGTCATCTCAAAAATAGTTCACAATGATACAGACGACAATAGTATTTTCCTGATTGATTCAGAAAGCCGTGATCCTGTTTCTGTAACTTCAAGCGGTGATCTTACGATTGATTGGGGTGGGAATACTGGTATTAGTTATGCTGTTGATGCATTTCAGCAATTTCAGATTGGAGCTAATGTGGCGTCAACGGTATATTATGGGGTGGGGGCTGATCCTGGAAACGTAAATTCAGGTAATACTCAGAGTGGTTATGCAATCTCAAAACTCAGTACGGGGTCACAAGGATCTTCAAGTGGATTATATCCATTTGATGATGGCACAAATGGAACCCCAAGAGCAGGATCACAAACACAGCCAATAAGTGTTAACCGTTTTGGAGCATGGAAACAATGAAAATATACTCAGGACAATACCAAGGATTCGATACAGCAGAACAAATTCAGTCGGTAATAGATCAATACAAAGATCTGATCAATCAGCATGCAAATAGAGTCAATGGAGCCGCTCTAAAATCATCAAAAATGACAATCAAATATCCTTGGTTAGAGCAGGCAATCAGAGAAGGATTTGAATTTGACGAACGAACTAAAGAACAAATCGACTCCGAAGAAGCCGAAGAACGAAAGAAAGCAAAAGAAGCCGAGTATAATCAAAAGCTGTTTGCAGCAAAAACAAACAAAAACCTTGCAAAGCAATTGAAAGACAATTACATGACTGATAATGGATACCCAAAATCAGAACTGGCCTTCCAGCTTTCAAGGCGTGATTTAGAAGAGATAACACCGGACGAATTCATTGCTTTCAATAATGGCAGATTAGCAAAATTGCAGGAAATAATTGACAAAATATCAAATGCTACCCCATAATACAAATAAATTAAAACATAGGAGGAAGCATGAAAAAACTATTGATTGCCTTGGCAATAATGGCCTTTTTGTTTCTGTATTCTTGCGCTGATTCAAATTCTGATAGCGGGAATAACGAGAACGGGACAACAGAAGCTCAATACACAACTGTTAAAAACCCGATCACAAGAATTGAATTATCGGGGAAAAATAATCTGGTTTTCAAATAGAGGGGACTATGAAAAAGTTATTTATTTTTTTAGTAGCATTGCTGCTTTCAATTCCAGCATATTCGCAGGGTTTATTTACGTTGACTGGCTGGGAGCTTTCCGAAGTTCCTATTACAGGTGGAGAAGGAAAAACAGCAGTAGCAGGTTACAGGATTCAATATTCATCCGATTTTGTTGCAGCTGTTGAATTTATCGATGCAAGTGGAGATACAACAACAGCATTTGTACGTCCTGATGACTCAGCGGTTGAATTGCCATTGAGGGCTTATCCATCATCTTCAATGATTGATTCTCCCTATTTTCGACAGATCGGTTCAACGATTTATTACCGAAATCAATCGAATGAAATGCGGGCGCTGGTTATCAACCCAAATGATACATATTCAGATAACTTTTTCACCAATGCCGATCAATTTGCCATTAACCAAAACGGTGAAATGGTCATCATTTATGGAAATTCTGTTAATTATCGAGAAACAAACGGAACGTTGCATTCACTTAATGATAATTATGATTTTAATTCTTCTGATTATAATCCTTATTGTACAGATACGTATATCAATGCTGATGCTAGTGTAAGAAAATTTGTTTTTGAATGGGAGAGCGGATTTATGGTCGGAACTCCCCAATCGTCTTGGGGCGATTTTCAAAAATGGTATATGAAAGACGGGAATATCCACGGGATTCCTGCTAAATTAAATGCATATATAGCGTGGTATTGTACCCATTCTGGTAGCGCATATGATATATATCTTGGAGAACTAAGCAATGCGTCAAGCTGTCGCAGTATGGAATTGTCATCGAATGGGTATTTTGTCTGCAATGAAAAAAATATTTATTCAACGGGGGACGAATCAACAGATGCTGAAAAATTTGTTTTCCCGGTTCCGATGAGCGCAACTAATTTTAGACTGTCAAATTCAGATTCAAAATTATATGCGTCATCTAGTACAGCATCTTTATATCCAAAAGGTTTATGGAGAATTGATATAATTGGCCCTACAGCGACACAAATAAATTCTGGTAATAATATTACACATCTTGCAGCCTATACCGATTCAACAAGCGATGTGGTAATTTTTTGCGGAACCCGTTATTCCGACAGCACCCCTGTGATAGTTCAGATTGACAATGCTGATGCCACACCAGACACGACAGAGGTAGAATCGGCTTGCAATTCACTAACCCCTCTCCATTAAGAAATAACAATTAGAATCAACATGTGATAATCTCGTAACTTTTTAAACTCAAAAAAGGAGACCAATGAAGCAATTCATTATTTTGTTAATAGCATTGTTCTTATCATTTCCAGCATTTGCTCAAATGAGTGCTGTTGGGAACGCATATAATACAGTCGAAACAAAAGTTACAAAGATTATCAATCCAAAGAAAGACGTATGCCCGGTATATGCAGATACTCCAAGGGAATTAATCCAGCGTCCCGATTTCGAGATTGATTTCAGGATGGGAATACTCGATTCTCCATCTGGAGGAAGCTATGCGGTAAGGACGGATAATTATGATTTGGAATTAAAACATAATCTGTCATCCACATTATATGCATATATTTGGTATGGGGTCCGAGCCGCTGATAAGGCAAAAGTTTATGGATCAGCTTATGACCCGAAATGGTCTTCGCAGATGATTTTTGGAGGGATTGGTGTTTATGTGATGCCAACGGTTGCTGTTTTTGCAGGGGGAGGGAAGATATTCCTCAAAAACGAAAATGGTGAAGAACCGGATTTGGATGTTGCGGTTGAGAGGGGAATATCGGTCGATGTCCCCATCGGTAAAAATAAGATCGTCTTGGGATATCGGTTTATTGACGCTAAATTGAAAGGGCAAGACAGTAAAGACATCTCAAAAATACAGGGAGACGGATCTTTTTCTGTTGTTTCAATTTCATTCTCGGTTCCTTTGAATTGGGGTGATTGATAATGAGGAAATCAATCATACTAGTTATTTTATTAATTATCCCCGGATTTTGTATGGCTGGTTGGATTCCATTCACAAAAGATAAGCCAGCCATCGAAGAGACAAAAGAGCAGAATGTCCCCGAATCCCCTAAAATAATTCATAAGCGGCTTTGGGTTTCCATCGATCAAAATGGAAGAAGTATTTATTATATTTATCAATTAACGAAGGATGATATTGTCCAGGTCGGTATTATCGACCAAGTCGAAGAAAAAATTTACAAAATAAGAGATCTTAAAAAGATCGATCGCGGATATGGATACATCGGAGAAGCAAGCTATCAAGCATACATTGATCAGAATTTCCCTAATATGACAGATCTTGAATTTTACAAAATGAAGTGATCATTCAATTTTTATTGTTGACAGTCTATAAAGTAATAGATTATAAGTATAGAAAACACTATTAAAATAATAAGAGGAGCCATGCATACAGAAACAGAAACTTATAAATCAACTTTAATTCCGGGAATGTCAGCGGATAAAATTAAGGAACTTCTCGAACTCGCAAAAGTAACCCAGACGGATATCGCGGATAATCTTGATCCGCCAGTTCGACAATCGGCTGTAAACCAAGTAATTCATAGACGTCAAACGTCACGCAGGATTCAACAACGGATCTGCGAAATAATTGGAAAGTCTATGAAAGAAGTATGGGGAAAAGAATAATGGATGATAAAAAGTTAAAACCATCATCCCCTTTTCTCAAAGAGGCATTACAAGTAAAAGTACAATCTGGGAAAGATGGTAAGCCGACACTTTCCAAAGAAAAGCTTACCAGGGGAATTCTAAAAGCTAAAATAAAAGGTATTTGGAAAAGATTGGTATAAGTGTATGAAAAACGCTCTGACGGTCATTGGATTGATTGCTATAATGGCAATTTGGGAAATCTCAAAACGGTTTAAAAAGAAGGAAACAGCTTGTCAGATGTAATATTTCTTGAGAAAACACCAGGATACGCTCAACCAATAGATGATGACGCAAAGAGAATTTTTGATTCATTTAAGATTGGGCAGAAGTTCGAAGTCATTCCCTGGAAAGAGCGTAATTATGGGTTCTTAAAAAAATATTTCGCTCTTATCAATTTAGTTGTGTATCGAAATCGCAATTGGAAATCAGCTCATTATTTAATCAAACTGATCCAAATGGATATCGGGAGTGTTGAAATTGGAAGGGATTATGAGGGGAAGATCAGAGAATTTCCGGAATCGATATCATTCAGATCAATGTCAGAACCTAAATTCACAAAACTATTCTCAAGAACGGTAGATCATATGCTTGCTCATCTTGATATTTTGTTGCCTGGAATGTCTGAGGCTGAATTCAATATCCAGGTAGAACGTATATTACAGTTTGTTTAATGAAATTGATAACATTGTTTGGTCCCGAAAGTCATGAAATTTGGACAGCAAAACGTCACAAACAAAGATCTTTTCTCGATCGGAAATTTAAAACGTTGGTCAAGAAACATAATCTCTCTGTCTATGAAAAAGAAGATTGTATGGTTGCATCTGATGACTCAGGCGAAATCTTGTTTAAGAAGGTGCTGGATTATGAATGGTTCCTATGGTCACCGAATAAAGAATATGAAATCGAAGAACCAGGGGAAGATATTAAACTTGATTTTGAAAGTGCTCTCGTTTTTTTCATGGAATCCGAAAAGGAGAAATTAAATGCAGTTTCATGAATGGTTCCAAGAGAAGATCCGTGATTCTGGTAAAACTAGAAGAGACATTTCCAAAGAATCTAAACTACCAAAAAATAGAATAGATTCACTTTGCAACGATATGTTTCCTACAAATTACGAAATAGTTATCCTGTCACGGTCATTGAAAATAGATCCAGATGAAATGTTGTCGATTGTGGGGAATGATCCGGGTCCCGATGCAAATTATCTCCGTAAACCTACATGGCCCAGATCTATTGATATCTTATCCCCAAGAAAAACAGGAAAGCCTGGCGATAAACCAAAAACGTCCAAAATACATAATTCAAGACCTCGCTTACACGACCTTCAAATACCCGATGAAAAAAAATGTTGGATATGTGCCCTTCCTGATGATGGAACTTGTTATTTTCATCATTGTGAAGTTCCATATTATAAGATGAAATATGGTTCCGGGACGGCAATAAAGATTGATGATCGATTAACAGTTTGGGCACACCACAAATGCGGGACTGAATTATCGGTACAACCTAAAAAAGATGATGAAGAAATAGTTCATCTGCGCTATGAAGTGGCATGGTCGCGATTAATCATAGAGAATAAATATCTTATGGCTTAACTTTTTTGTTGACGTTCTTAATAAAGTAATAGATTATAAACAAAACTTTAATATAGGAGTTAAATTTGGATTTGAAATCAATCAGTGATCAGGTAATTCATTTACAACCTTCCGATCTTGCTACATTCAAACCGGAATATGGGAAGATCTATTCCGGATTGCCGAATGAGCAATATCATTCATTTTCAGAATCTGAGAGCAGCACAACAGTCAAACTGCTTCTCATTACGATCAAACATTGGCTTGATATGGAAAAGAAGTCAACGGATGCTATGGCATTCGGTACGCTTTTTCATGATTCTATGGAAGCCTTGCGAACAGGAAAAGATCTCTCAGAGTTTTCCCGCGTAGTTGATAATTGGGGAAAACGAGATAAGTCAGATGCAGCCAGTTTTATTCTTAAGTATTATCCTATTGTATATGGAAAAGAATACGAAAAGGATATGGCATTAATGACGGCAAAAGCAACCTCGCGTGATGAGCTTCATGAGCTTGCCAACCAACTTGAAGAAATATTTCTGGATGGAAAGCAAAAAGTGACGACTGAGAATTATAACAATTCACAAGCAATGGTTGAAGCCATACGTGGAAATCCGGTGACAAGTCGATTGCTTGGCTATAAGGGACATGCAGAACTTTCATTCTTTTCGACCGTTGATGTCGATATTGATGGAGTTACCGTCCCCGTCAAAGTAAGAGTCCGTCCGGATGAATTAATTGAATTCGAGGATGAAATCTGGATAAACGATTGGAAATCAATCGGAGATGTGGCAACCGATAGCAACATTAAAAAAGCTTGCTGGAAGTGGCGCTATGACATCCAGGCCGCTATGTATCAGTCTGTTGTGTCTAGGTTCACTCTTAAGCCTGTTTATTTTAGGCTGATATTCGCGGAAACGATAAAACCTGCGAAAGAAAAGGTTAGGGTGATTCAACTCCCTGATTGGGATATGGAAGCTGGTTGGTATGATTACCGCAAAGCTTTAGAGAACAAAGCGAGATGGATGAGAGATAATTCAATCTGGACTGGTTATGAGATCCCCGAAACAGGCATTGACACCATTGCAATGCGGAAACCGGAAACCTATTGAGGATAATCAAATGAATATGGTAAACAAATCAATTCAAAAAACGCAACAAAGAGAAATACCCGGGCCGATAACCATTCCGGAAGAAACATTAAATGCCATGCAGGCGACAATAGATTCTTGTGTACCAGCAACCGCAAAAGCAGTTCAAACGCTTCAGGACTCCTTGATAATCGCCAATGGGCTTAATTCGCTGAGACAATTCTTTCAAAATCCAGACGTCAAAAAACTCGTTGAGACAATGCAGGATTCGACGTTGGGTTTTTTGACGGACCGATCGCCTGAATCATTGGCAAAATACAATGCCAAACAATCATCCCCGCAATGGCAAAAGCATCCTTATACCTATGAAGACATTGTGGAGGCTTTGATCCCTCCTATGCTGGAAGGATACCGATTCACCGGTAATGAGATCAACATTATTAATGGAAAAGGGATGCCGGTCAAGAATGGTAAACACCGGAAGATTAATGATCTCGTAAAGAAGTTTACTCATACAGTCGGGGGACCAAAAAAAGACGGCACCGTGGCGATGATGAGATGTCAGGCAAAGTGGTTTAATAACGGGGTTGAACAATCGATTGGATATGGTGATGATGTTTGCGTCATTCATGTCGAGTTTGACCAATATTCTGGCATCGACAAGCTGGTTGGTCTGGCAGAAAGCAAACTCTTTTCCCGGGTATTAACCAGAATATCAGGTAAGCTAGTCATTGAAGGAGATATCCCTGTACCGGATGAAAAACCAGTTGAAGGAGAAGTGGTCACCGGTGGTAAAAACATCATGGCGGACACCTCTAAACCAAAGATATCTTTTGTTGAAAAGCTTGGGACAGTTATTGACGATCCGGAATATCAGGAAGCAATCAAAACACTTATCTCGGAGAAAAAGATCCCAAAACCGGATGAAAAACAGAATGCTCTCCGGACAAGGAACGAAAAAGAAGCTCAATTGACTTATGAGCTGATTGAGCAGTACAAAGGGTTTCTTGATTCAGAAAAGAAAAAGTAACATGGGAGCGGTGGTGGAAAAGACATACACCAAGTACGTACTCAATCGTTACAGTGTCATAAATCAGCGTATAGCTGTTGCAGGTAAGAATCCTGCCCGCTCTCATCATTTAATAGAAAAGTTATGATTGAATTATCCAGGGAAGAAGAAAAAGCCATCAAAGCGTTAAAAAGGGTGGCTAAGATATGGCCCAAAAGCTTATGGCTTTATTCTGCAAGCGGTACTCTATGTGTCATGAAACATGGACATAATCAAGAACAAATGAATACGAATAGTGGTGGGGTTGATCCAAATTATGTCATTACTACCATTGATATTTCAAATGATGGCGGTGATTGGTAAAAAATCCTGTCCACTACCCATCAAAATATCCATGACTCTATAGTTAGAGATACAAAACCGAAAGGAAAGAATCATGAAAATGATCTCGTGGGGACCAATTAAAACATAAGCAAAAGGAGAAAGATGCAAACACAGAATAAATTAAATGCAACAATCTTTGAGATGGTAATCCACAATCTTAAAGGGATAGAAGTATTCGCGTACAAATTCGAGAAAGGAAAACCGCTCACCGTCTATGGTGAAAATGGAGCCGGTAAAACCGCCGTTATTCTTGCCATCTATGCCGCCTTGGATAAGAAAAAGATACCGATCAAATACAATAATCTGGTCGGCCCTTATTCGACAGAAGCCATTAAAAAAGCAAAAGTTCAACTCGGTATCGAATGTGATAAAGGAGTGATTGAACTAAACGGAAAAACAATTGATAAATTCTATGTAAACTTCAGTGAGACCGAAAAAGGAACCGTCAATATGACCCTCACGGATGCCATTACCGGGGAAGTCGATAAAACTCCTTCAAGAGAAAAGATCAAAAATCTATTGGGTCTTTTCATTGACCCGGTTGATCTCGCGAAAACACTCGAAGACCCGCATGGAGACAGAAATCTGGCAGAAAAAGTAGCGGCAATGGTCGGCGTAGATTTCAAACCGTACATCCTGCTTGAACAAGAACTCTTCGCGCAAAAACAAGCCGAGAACATCGAACTGAAACGCCAATTAGGGGAGTTCGCGTCTCTTGATGTTCCGCAAGATGATTGGGCAAAAGAATTTGTCGATCCTGCGGCAATCTCAAAACAATTGCAGGACTTAACGGCAGTACAATCAGAGTTGATTCAATCAAAGAAGGAACTTATACAAATTGAATCCGCAATCAACGAGTCGATTCAAGATCGTGATGCCCTTGCAGAGTCCATTTCAAACCGTCAAGAACTTTTAGATGAAGAAAAATCCAATCTCGAAACTTTCAGAGAAATAAACAAACCGGTTATCTGGACAGGAACTACTGATATTGAAGACAAGATCCGGAAGCTCACCGAAGAGCTTTCTCTATTCCGAGTTCATGAGAAGAGAGAACAGGAAAAGAAAGAGTCTATTCAGGCAAAGGAAAGAGAAATAGAACGAGATACCGAACGTCTCGCGAATGCTCAAAATGAGCTGATAATAAAAAATGAGTTGATTACAAAGAAAACATCCGAGAAAACATTTGCCGAACATTCTCATAAAACAAATATGGGGAAAGCAAGTGAAGTCTTCTTCAAGTATCAATTACCGATTCAAGAACCAGATGAAAATCTTTCTGAGTATCTGAAAAGACAACTCGCCTCAGTTCAAGAGCGGATGACAAACATTGAACGCGACAATGAGCAGGTAAAAAACCGCGAGAAATACATAGCATCAGAAAAAGGGATTGCGCTAGTTAGGCAGTCCATAAAAAACATTGATGCAAAACGAGATACCAATCAGAAGGCAAAATCTAAAGCCGGGTCTGGTGTAAAATTCCCAATGGAAGGACTGACGATTGATGAAAATACGGTCTGGTATGATTCCGGGGATGGGAGAGGAAAGCAGACGATATTGGACAGATCAGAGGGTGAGCAAATGCGGATCTGTACGAATATCCTAATAGCTGGTAATACCGGTCCATTAAATGTTATCGTTGTCCGTCAGGGACATGCGTTGAGCATGAAAAGTCAGCATGTTATTTTTGAAGTTGCAGAAGAACATGGCTATACTGTAATACTTGAAACGATCACGACAGAAGAACCTGGAGCCGTGTTGATTGAAGCTGGGAATGTAAAAAGTGTCATTCCGAAAAGACTAACGGAAGAAAAACCAGTAGAAACTGTCAAAGAACCAGTTATCAAAAAATCAGAAATAACCTGGTAGAAAGGAGCTATGGGAGCTGAATCATTAATCACCTTGAGATATTTTCAAAATGAAGCAGTTAAGGCATATGATAAATATCTCAAGAAAAACAAAAAGGGGAACGGTGTTATCGTCATGCCTACTGCTTCCGGGAAATCGTATGTCATGGCGGATCAGATTAAACGATATGCCGGGGAATTAAAAGCCAGGGTAATGCTGGTAACCCATTCTAAAAAACTTGTCCAGCAAGATTACGATTCGACATGCAGGTTGTGGCCTGAAGGGAAAGCACTATTCGGGATAAACTCGGAAGGATTAGGGAGACGGGATACCAAACAGCAAGTTATTTTCGCCGGGATTCAGAGCATTTTCAAAAGCGCCAAAGAGATTGGCCCAGTAAATTTCCTTATCATCGATGAAGCACAGCGGGTGAACCTCAAGACCTCTGTGCAGTATAAACGATTTATAAAAGATATGCTGGATCTCAATCCGAACATGCGGGTATGTGGTCTAACAGCTACTCCCTTCCGGATGAATTCTGGTTTGATTTACGGACCGTCAAGTGATCTTCTCTTCGATGACCTAGTTTATAAGGCCAATACCAAAGAATTGATGGCCCAGGGTTATCTGGCCAGACCAATCACTCCAGGAATCGATAAAGAAAACAGGATCGATAAAACCGGTGTTCGGATCAAGAACAAAGAATATGTCGATGCTGATCTGGATAAAAAGGTCAATGTCAGCAGTCTGATCAAGACCCAAATGACGGAGACACTGGACAAATGCCAGGGATTGAAATCAATCGCTGTGTTTGCTGTCAGTATTAATCACGCTGAGAATATCGCTTCAGAATTGAGATCCAGGGGAGAATCGGTTGCCGTCATTCACTCAAAATCAGAAGAGGATGACGATACGTTGATTGCTGCTTTCGAGAAGCAGGAGATCCGGTTTTTGATCAGCGTGAATATGTTTGTGGAAGGTTTCGATTGTCCCAATATTAAGGCTCTCGTTGACATAAAGCCGACACTTTCAAAAGGACGCTATGTTCAGATGTATGGACGTGGTTTCCGCCTTTGTCCTGCCATCGGTAAAACAACGTTCCTGGTGTTAGACTTCGCTGGGAATATCGGGTTGCACGGCCCGGTTGATCAAGTTGAGCCGGACGATGATGGAGAAGGCGAAAAAGAAGCATCCAAAAAACCACATAAACAATGCGAACGATGCGGAATGCCCTGCCATGCCAGAATGAAAATCTGTCCATATTGCGGCTGGCCATTCCCAAGTTATATTTCAGAGGCGGAAGAAAACACCAATCCGTATGCCGCGAAAGCATCCGTTATTTCAGAACCGCAGTGGTTTAACGTAACAAGATTGCATTGCGCGCCATCAAAAAATAAATCAGCGATTGTAGCTCATTACTATTGCGGAACAAAAAAGTTTACAAAGGAAATCCTGTTTGATACTGAAGGAATAGGCTGGCTAAAAATGCACTTGGGGGAAGATCTTCCTTTCGATATCCTTAATTTCTTCGGTGGTGGATTCCGATCAAAGATGATAAATCCTAAGAGAATTTTTGTTGACGAGGCGGGAGTTGCCTCCAAGATACTTAATTACGAATTTTAAAAAGGAGACGAAATGTCGCATTTCTGCGTGTTGGTAATTGGTGAAAATCCACGGAAACAATTAGAACCTTTTGAAGAAGATTGCCAAGAAAAATATCTAGAATTCATAGATATTACCGACGAATATGAGCGTCAATATGAATGGGAGTCTAGTAAAATGATTAGGCTCCCTGATGGGTCATTGGTTTATCCATGGGATGAAATGTTTAAATCCAAAACTGGAGAAGAAGGTATTTTTAGAAATCAAACCGAGATTCCGAAAGAACTTCTCCCAAAAATCGATGTTTATCATAAAAACAGATTTGCGTCGCTCGATGAATTTGTTGAATCATATCATGGTGAAACAAGAAACGAGAACGGCCGATATGGATATCATGCTAATCCCAACGCCAAATGGGATTGGTATGAATTGGGGGGTCGTTATCCAGGGCGGCTAGTATTGAAAGATAAATACAAATATGTTGCGAAATTATCACCACCAAATTTTTCGTGGGGGTGGGGAGTGAAAGAAATTATAAATATATGCTCACAGCCACGAGTTGACCAAGCAACTAAGTTCTCAATTGACTGGTCTAAATGCCATCAAACCAAAGAAAAATATTCCAAAGAGATACGATTTTGGGAAATGAAAGTTAATGGGGATCATCCCGTTAATAAGGAGGAAGTAGAAGAACTAAAATGGGACTGGTATAAAAAAGAATTCTATTTGGATCGATATAAAACCGCGAAAATATTTGCAGAATGCGAATCGAATTTTACCGTGTGGGCATATGTGAAAAATGGTAAATGGTTCGAAAAGGGCGAGATGGGTTGGTTTGGGTTATCTGGAGAGTCGGATGAAGAAGCCGTATTATGGGAGCTTGGATTTTATGATAATGTAATAAAACCGCTTCCAGAAGAAACGTTATTGACTATTTTTGACTGTCATATTTAAAAAATGGATTTATCCTATTTCCCCTATCCATCAACAAGGCTGCTTGATTGGATAGGTTTACCTCCCGCAAGAGACGGGACAAAATATATCGAAACCATAAAAATGCCGATCAGCGGGAACCGTATTGTTGTGGCCAATATATGGGCCTGCAGCCTTTTATGGTCATTTGGATAAACAGAATAGATTTGAGGTAAGTGGCGGCACCAGTTGTCGCCACTTTTTAATAATCAAAAGGAGACGAAAATGAATAAGAATATGTTCGCAAAAAGAAGAAAGAAAGACAGATCGAAATTTAAACCGGATCATTCTTTCATCGCGGAAGCGGTTGAAGATTTTCTGAAATCAGGCGGTAAAATCACAAAAGTTGTTTTGACTGAAGATATGTTCAAGCAATTTATCCAGTCTCCAGAATATGCCGCCAACGATTTCTTTACTGAAGGATTGTAAAGGATTAAAAAACATATTGTATATAACTGTTAAAACAGTTGACATAAATTTCCGATTTGATAGTCTAGTAACATTCGTTCCCTGGTAGCCGACTGGTTCTTTTCTCCTTTTCCAACTGGTTGGCTACCGACAGCCTTAGTGCTGTTTTTTTATGTGAACACAAGTACACATATTATACACTACCCATGCCAAAAGACGATCAAATCCATATCAGATTATCAACACTACGGAAAGAACGTATCCAAAAACGAGCGCAAAGTCTTGATAGAAGTGTCTCTGAGCACATGCTTATTTGTTTTGAACTAGAAGAATCAATTGCAAAGAGTGAATCTATTGTCATTCCAAAAACAAAACAAATTAATCCGGAAGGTATCTCCGCAAACCTAGAAAAATAAAGTTAATATGGGTGAACTATTAAATTTAGTGAATATAGACGGAGAATTTAGAGTTGATTCTCGTTTAATTTCTCAAGAACTTAATGTTGAACACAAGAATACTCTTGAGGTTATTAGGAAATATGAAGAACGGTTTTTACGATATGGAAAGGTAGCGTTTAAAACGGCACCTTCTTTAAATACAGAAAGTTGCCAGAACATGACTGTTTGTTTTTTAAATGAACAACAAGCCACATTCTTGGTAACATTATCCAGAAATAGTGAGAAAGCAGTCGATCTCAAACAAAAGTTAACAGATTCATATTTTTTTTATAAGACAAAAAACCAGCCAAAAATTCCTCAAACCTACGCGGAGGCGCTTCAACTTGCCGCTGATCAAGCAAAAATAATCGAACAACAGAAACCAAAAGTAGAATTCGCAGAGAATATTGAGCGATCGGACGATACGATAGAAGTCGGTACGCTATCAAATGTATTATGCAAAAAAGGAATTGAGATTGGGAGAAATAGGTTATTCAAAATCCTTAAAGATAAAAACGGATTAAATCTCCTGATCAATACACAAAAACCTTATCAATATGCTCTCGATAATAAATGGTTTGAAATCGAAGAATATTCTTATACCGATAGCAAGGGAAAAGATAGAGTAGCCACCAAAGTTTTGGTAACAGGGAAGGGGCAGATTTATATTGAGAAAAGACTGCGCGATTATTTCAATGAAAAGGTCATTTAGATGGCGAAACAAAGACCTATCCATGTCTGTATATGGGATGACCCAGATTTTCAAGAATTCACCCCGGAAGGTAAGCTGATTTTTATTCATTTGCTCACAAACAAAGCGGTAACCGAAAGCGGTATTTATCCCTATACCTACAAATCAATCGAAGATGGTACCGGGATCGAAAGAGCGGAAGTCAAACGAATGATTCAAGAAGAATTGAAAAAGAACGTTGAATTCGATTCAAAATACCACCTAATTTGGATGAAAAATAGATTGAGGTACAACAAGATCGGGAACCCAAAAGTCGTAATCCGGTCCATTTTGAACGATTACCATGCTATGAAAAGATCTCATTTCTGGGATCAGTATTGGGAATACAATCAACCCGCCATCGAACAATTAATCGAAAAATCAGAAAACTTAAAAAGGGATATTTCTATGTATCGAGTAATATTGCCTGATCGGCTCGTTGAACTGAGTTTAAATATTAGGCAATTATTGGTTAATAGTTAGCTAATAATTAGCTAATAATTAGCTAATATTTAAAATGGAAAACTGTCTGTAATCATCTACGATATAATAGATGGCAGTGATTGTGCTATTTATTTTTTATAGACATTTGACTTTTTGTTAACAGTATAATAATAAAATATATTATGAATGATGCAAAGAAGAGAGAAGAATTCTGGTCCAAAATAAAAGAGAAAGATAGAAGTTTTGCATGGTTTCATAGGAACTATCTGTCTGGATGCAAGCTTAGCTATAACACCCTTTACAAACAGGCTAAAGGTCAGGAATTAACTGTTATGTCTCACGAATTAAGAGAAGCCATTAACAACTATTTGGCTGATTGATAATCTTTTCAGAAGATGAATTGCTATGTCTCGGGAAACAAAGCCTGGAATTGATTACTATAGCCATGATGTCGATATGAGATCTGATAAAAAAACAAAGCTATTGATGGCAAAGCATGGCGTAGTAGGGTATGCGGTATTTAATATGCTTTTAGAGGAGCTTTACCGCGAAGATGGTTATTTTTTGAGGATTGACGAAGACTTCAATCTTTTATTTTGTCATGATAACAATTTAGATTTAAATGTATACATCTCAATCTTAAATGATTGCATTAAGTATGGTCTGTTCGATAAAGAACTATTTGATAAATTTTCGATCTTAACATCCATAAGATCGCAAAACAACTATTGTTCAGGGACAGAAAGAAGAAAAAAGGTGAATTTTATAAAGGAATACATTTTGATTGATGTATTACCAAAATACAATAAGAAATATACAACAGTAACCATTTCATTGTTAAATGTGCACATTGAAGAAGAAAATGTTAACAATAATGAAGAAAATGTTAACGCTGGTACACAAAGTAAAGTAAAGGAAAGTAAAGTAAAGGAAAGTAAAGTAACAGATGAATCTGAAAATGATCCCAATGAAGATTCGGGTATCGAAGTCCCGGATAGGAAAATACTTTTATTAGAAAAACTAAGAGATGGAATGATAAGAATCGACCAATATCTCTTGGAATATCCAGAACCGGATCTTGAAAAAGATGCAGTTGAAGTGATCGGGTGCATGAGAAAAGCAAAAAATCCGAACTCAAAACTCCCCCCGGAAAGACGTGAAATAGATCTACTGATTGAGCATTGGCTATTCCCAGATAATCGATATTTTCTGACGAAAGATGACTTATTGAAAATGATTCAAGGGGCAGTCAAAAAAGATTTCGAAAAAGAGCTTTTGAATGTAAAATATCTCCTAAACCCTGATCATAAGAGTAAACTATTGCAACTCGAAGAGAGCGATATCAAAAATTCGACAATGTACAGCAATCCGCTTTATGAAATGCCAGAGGAATTCAAGTGACGACCACGGATAAAAAAACAGCTGCCAAACTATACGGGAAAGACAGATGTCAAGAAATGCACGATTTTATCGTGAAGCTAAATGCTTATTATGCCTTTCCTCTGACAGACTACATTCTGTTTAATTTCCTGGAAGATTTAAGCGCATATTCCAACGAAGATCTAAGATCTTGTCTAAAATCACTTGAAGACAGGGATACAACGTATCCACTGAAGTTCAACGAAATAAAAACGGCATGCAAAGACGCCAAAGCAAGCAGAAAGAGAACAGAAAAACTAAAGTCCAACCGAGAAGAAGAAGGAACAGAAACGGCAGAAATGCCAGAAAAATTAAAAACAATCATTGAGCGACTGAAGAAAAATTTCCAGTCTGACGATCCGACAAGGAAGGATTAGTTATGTCAATAGAAATATATCAAGGTGACTGCTTGGATTATCTAAAACAATTCAAAGATAATCAATTTGATTATGTCGTGACTGACCCTCCTTACGGGATAGGAGAAGCCGCGGGTAAAAATAAAACAAGAGGAAGCACTGCCGATTCTAACAAATGGAAAGAAACAAGAAATACGACAGGAGTAGGTGTACCATCAACGGATTTTGGAAATATGACATGGGACGATAAAAGACCAGAACCAATTTATTTTGATGAAATGTTAAGGGTTTCCAAAAATCAAATAATATTCGGTGGCAATTATTTTGCTGATCTTTTATATGCTTCCAGTTGTTGGATTGTCTGGGATAAAGAAAATGGAGACTCTGATTTTGCAGATTGTGAACTAGCATGGACCTCTTTTAAAACTGCTGTAAGAATATTTAAATATCGATGGAATGGTATGTTACAGGGGAATATGAGGTTTAAAGAAAAACGAGTTCATCCGAATCAAAAGCCTCTGCCTCTCATGGAATTGATAATAGCAAACTATACCAAAGAAGGAGAATCAATACTTGACCCTTTTATGGGTTCCGGAACAACAGGTGAAGCCGCCATTCGATTTAATAGAAAATTTACAGGAATTGAAAAAGAAAATCAATTTTTTGAATTTTCAGGGAAAAGATTGAAACAAGCTCAAAATCAGTTATCCTTTTGACAATATGACGATTAAAGAAAATAAGTCTGTAATGACAATACCTCACGACTTCGAGGCAGAACAAGCCGTGTTAGGTGCCATAATAACGGAAAATAGTTTACTAAATGATATAATCGGAATTCTCAATATTTCAGACTTTCATACTGAAGGTCATAAGCATATTTATCGGGCAGTGCTTGAACTGGAAGCAATATCAAGTCCGATAGACGAGATATTGCTCGGTGATAAATTGAATGAATATGGAAAGTTAGAGGAGATTGGTGGGTATGCATATCTTGCAGAATTAACCGATTGTTCTCCGGTTGCAGGCAATATTGTTTTTTATGCAAGAATAATCCAGGAGGACGGACTTTTAAGGGATTTAATTACAACTGCAGCTGACATTAGCAGAAAAGGAAGGGATCCAGAACAGAGCATCGCAGAATTACTAAATGAGGCCGATGAAAAACTGTTCCAGATAAGAAATAAGGCTGTCAAAAAAGATTATGTCGTAATGAAGGATGCTTGCATTAGAACATTCGACAGGCTGGAAGAGATATCAAAAAACAAAAGTGAGATTACCGGGATCCCTACTGGATATATGGATCTGGACAGAATTACGTCCGGACTTCAACCTTCAGATTTGATCATAATTGCTGCTAGGCCATCTATGGGGAAAACAGCTTTGTCACTCAATATTGGCACTTATGTGGCAACACGATCTGATTTCAGAGGAGCCGTTTTAATTTTCAGTATGGAAATGTCAACAGAACAAGTTACCGTTCGCATGTTAACATCTGAATCAAGAGTAGATTCAAAAAAATTCAGATCTGGTAATTTTGATCACGATGATTGGGATGGACTTGCAGGGGCAACGGACAGATTGTCAGTAGCACCTATCTATATAAACGATGACCCCTTATCCATTGCCGAAGTAAGAGCTATATCAAAAAAATTGAATCGGGAATTCCAACATGGCGTTTCTATTATCGTCATCGATTATTTACAATTAATGAAAGGTGGATCAAAGGCTGGAAATAGGGAACAAGAAATAAGTGAAATATCAAGAGGAGCAAAGCAGTTGGCGAAGGAATTAAAAGTTCCTGTAATTGCTCTTTCTCAACTGAACCGGCAACTTGAAAATAGGACTGACAAACGCCCAAGGCTTTCTGATTTAAGAGAATCTGGGTCGATCGAACAAGATGCGGACCTTATTCTATTTATCTATCGAGATGAGATTTACAATCCGGATACCGACAAAAAAGGTACAGCTGAAATCATCATCGGTAAACATCGTAATGGACCTCTTGGAATGATTGAACTTGCATTTTCCGGGAAATATACAAAATTCGCCAGTCTTTCAAAACTGGAACCACCACAAAGACCTTAAAAAGGAGACGAACCATGCCCTATACCCATAAAAAAGTTTGCAGCGATTGTTCCTCAATCTGGAGCTTCAGATCGGATCTTTGCCCCTATTGTGGTAGTAATGATATTGAGGATTATCATGAGAAGGATTGTGATTGTAAATATTGTGAACAAGGGTATCGTGAAGATATTGATGGTGATTTTGATTATAATCTTGAAGATGAGGTCAATTTTGACTGATTATTATTCAAACAATGGATTCAGATTAATTTTGGCTGATGCACTCGAAGGATTAAAGACGCTTGATTCCGGATCTGTCCAGTGCGTCGTTACTTCTCCACCTTATTGGGGATTGAGAGATTATGGAGTGAAAGGTCAAATCGGTCTAGAAAAGCATTTTCATGATTATGTCCTGAAAATGGTTGATATTTTCAATGAAGTTTCCCGGGTATTAAGAGATGACGGAGTGGTTTGGATGAATCTCGGAGATACGTATTCCAGTAATAATGGTGGTGATAAACTTTCCGGTAAAAACAAAACGAACAAAGGATGCGCCGGAAATTCATATCGAACACCAGGTAAACTAGGAATGAAAAGAAAAGAACTTCTCGGGATCCCGTGGAGAATTGCGTTCGCCCTCCAAGAATCAGGTTATTATCTAAGGCAAGATATCATTTGGTCAAAACCATCGCCAATGCCTGAATCAGTAAAGGATCGTTGCACGAAGTCACACGAGTATATTTTTCTTCTGACAAAAAAAGCAAAATATTATTTCGATAGTGAAGCGATCAAAGAGCAAGCCCAATGGATGATTGATAATCAAAATAGAGGCACCGGCGTCGGTTTTGGATATGGCTCTGATGCCGATGAAAGAAATAGGCCCCGCATAAAAAAAATACCGGCCGGGTGGGATTCGGGACCTGGGGGACACGATAAAAAAGAAGGAAGATATAATAATTCAGCTTATTCTTTTAGTAGAAAGACGGCCGAGGAAGGAAAACCAGGATCACCAAAACAACATAGAGAAGACAGGGAAGATATCAAATATTCAGGTACCAGAAACAAGCGATCGGTTTGGACAGTCGAAGATCATAATTCCCTAATTCAATGGTTATCGACTGCATATCCGGATCTGCTTGATGAATATCTGAAGACAATACCGGATGTATGGGGAATATCATCCAAACCATTTAAAGAAGCGCATTTTGCAACTTTTCCACCGGAATTACCAAAAATTTGCATCAAAGCGAGTACCCGGGAAAGGGATATTGTTTTGGATCCATTTAACGGATCCGGAACAACCGGACTTGTCGCCCGGGAATTGGGGAGAAATTATATTGGTATTGATATCAATCCAAAATATTTGGATATGACAATCAACCGGGTAGAGCATACGCTAAACCAAGTGACAATATTTGATGAGGTTAACCTTGACTAACGAAGAAATCCAAAAAGCAAAAGAAGAATATTTTAAAGCAGGAGGTAAAGTAACGAAGATTGATAAGGAAGATCTCGAAAAAGCAGAAATAAAACTCATCGGCCCTATGAGGCATAATCAAAAAACTTGGAAAGGATCCGGTTTTAAAACATTCTACAAATAAAGGAGACGATAAATGGATAAAGAATTCAAAATACCCGGTATCCCGGAAGATCTTCAGGAAACATTAAAACAGAGGATGGCAGATCAATATGATTTTCTATTCTTTGAGGATGGGAGTCCGGTAATAGTTAGGAATATCGGAAACGAGTCAAAACAGTTGTTGAGATGTAAGAAAACCGGGAATTTATTCTGTGGGCTATCTGGATTTTATGTCACTGGCCACCATGCTTATTTTACAGAGGATGAACAAAGGCGGGTCTGGAATTGGATAGAATTAGGGCATAATAAATCCAGATTTGAGAAAGCCAAGAAGATAAAATTCTCAGATTGGGAAGGAGACCAATTCTTCGATGGAGACAATTATCAAGCGGAGATATCGGATTATCTCGATGAACAATTTGAAGAATTCGGAAATGATTTTGATTCATATCCAAAATATGTGTGGGCTACCAAATTTGAGCCATACATCAAACCAAAGGATGCATGGGCAATCTATGAAAATGATATAGATAGATTGGGTACTGAGCATGATTGGAAGGTTGACGGAATTGATAAACTGCAAGAAGCTTTGGATAACTTTGTTGATACCAATAGTGGGAATTGTGCATATTTTCCCGACTACACGATCGCTCTTTTGCTCGATGAAGAGATTGAAAATTTTAAAAACACATTAAAGGAGATGGAATGATTACAAGAGACACGGCCGCAAAGATTTGGAATGCATATCGAGAAATCGAAACAGCAGAAAATCTTTTGAATGAACTTCAAGAGATAAAGAAGAAGAACGGCATTGATAAAAACGCTCCATCATTGTCGGATGCATTCGGGAGAAGGAAGGACTTTGAATTTGGAATTCCAATGGGCGATAATGGGCATAGATTATTCAAAGTGAATCCTTCCTTGGCTGAATCGGTGATCAAAGCTCATATTGCTAATAAGAAATCTGAACTGGCTGAGGCTAATGAACAAGCACGAATCGAACTCTCAATCCAAGGATAAACAATGGCAAAAGAACCAAAACTGAAATGTACCTGCAAAGGTGTTGAAGAAGCCGCAAAACGAGAAGAAGAAAGAATGAAAAAAGCAAATGCAGCTGATTTCATGTGCAAACGAGCAGCCGATGAAATCCTTTATGGCGGATGGAATCAATGTCAATGCGCAGCATCAAAACTAAAGATCCAAGGCCCATGGAAATTATTGAAAGACGAACAGCCCGGGAAAGAATTCCAGGATCCAGACAATAAAGAAGTATCCATTTTAATGGAAATTGTCGTCGGGCTGCATAATGGCAAAGGATTTTTCTTCGCGAGATGGAATTATCTGGTGGATTGTTTCGTTGCCGAATATGAAAACGATGTTCTAGGACCGGAGACGTTCGCCTATCATACCAAACTTTGGAAACCGGTTGCGGAAGTATCGGACCAACTTTGGGGATCAACATTCCCATCCATTCAATCTTCAAAGGGCTATTAGCTAAAGAGGATCCGATTGAGAACTTTATTCTTAATATATTTCTATTGGGTCACTTTCACTTTCTTTATCTTGACCATCGTTATAACAAGAAAGGGCAAAATCATGAGAATGCCGGATGATAATGAGATAATCTATTCCATTGCCTTTGGTTATCTGATAACGGCAACCTTCATACGTTATAAAGTGGTACCAATTTAACAGTTAAAAAGGGGACGAATGAAAACGCTTAGATATTTTTTACTTAATGGCATATTTGCCGTTTCGATTTATTATGGCTTATGGGAAAAGATAGATGGATATCTGAATGTAGCATTGTTCATAGGATGGTTTACGGCGGCCACATCAATTTTTTTTCTCAGAAAATCTTTTATTGAATCGATAGCGGATAAGTTAATTAATCCTACTGTGCCAAATTGGTTTGATATCTCATTTGATATCGGGGTTGTTTTTTCGTTCATTTATAATAGCTATTTTTGGCTTGGAGGAGCGTATCTTTTTCATATAATCGTTTTAAGCGGGGCAAGACAGATGGCAAAAGAAATAGTGGGTAAGAGGAGAGAGCTTCAATGAAACCATATTACCAAACTTTAGGGGTAGAAGAAACGGCAAGCCAAGAAGAGATCAAAAAGGCTTATCGAATTCTTTCCAAAGAAAACCATCCGGATAAATCCCTGGAAAAGGATTCCGAACAAAGACAGGCAGCTATCAATGAAGCCTATTCGATTCTTGGAGATGCTAAGAAAAGAGCATTTTATGACGAAACCGGGATCGCTTCGAATGTCAATATTGATCAACGAGCACATGCCAAAGTGAATGAGGTTTTCAGAGGAATTCTGAAGACAAGGTGTAATGTAGACGAAATGTTTTGCATTGCCAAAGATGCTTTAGGAGATGTTATCGAGAAGCTGGAATTCGAGAAAGAAAAAGAGCAGAATCGAATAAAGAATATCAATTCCAGAATCAAAGAATTGTATTCGATAAAACAGAAAAAGGTAAGAAAGGGAATGGTTCACCTCGAACTTGCGATCGATGATGAAATAAAAGAGCTTAAAACAAAACTATCAAGCACATCTCTTCAGCAGCTCGAATTAGAATTGCTGGTTCATAAGAAAGCATTTGACGTTATCAAGAAAGATTATCCCGCAGAAAAAGAAAAACCCAAAGATGATTCATGGCCAAATCTTGGCGGTCTGAATAGATATGATCCATTTGGAAGGGGTAATGCCTCTTCCTTTAATGACCTTATGAAAGATTTTTTAAATGGCCGGGGCAGAGGTAAAAAAGGAGGTCCATTTGGATACTAAAAAGGAGACGGAAATGAATAGCAAAGAATTGAGCTATGAAATACAATGTAAAAACTGTAGGACGGTAGTAAAATCGACCCATCAAAACGATAACTGGTTATGTCATAATTGCCGGGATCATTCGGATGATATTTATATTTCAGAAATAGAAATAAAACATCAAAAATCTGGTATTAGAATAACAAAAGGTGGATTCACAACAACTTCAAAAGAAGTAATCATAAGAGAACTGGAAAAAACAATAGCGCTCGTCCGTTCAAAATTCCAATAAGGAGGAAAAGATGGGAATGACAGAGTTTAGAAATGGTACATTCGGTGAATTCACACCAATGGCGGACTATCTGAAACAAATTGAGAATGTGATGAACACTCAGGAAGTATTGGGTAATGAGGTAAAAGCATTTCATTTTGGGACGAAACCGGAGCTTGAAGAAATTAAATCCAAAGCGGATCTCCAATCCCAAATTGATATGCTTTCCGAGAAGGTTGAAAAAATAGCCCCAAAACAGTCATTCTATATTCATCTACCAACCCCGGATGAAATAAGGAAATTCTCCAAAGAAGAGATAAAGAAGGTTATCGTAAAATAAGGCGTCTATTTCCCTAAATCGGTGATCAGCTGCCTTCCGAGATCGGTAATTGAATGATAAATCGGTTTCAAATTAATCGGGTCATCCCCTGATTTGAAATCCGATTCATCATATTTATCGATCAATAGATTCCTTTTTAGACGGTTGGTTAAAACAGCCAGGTTAGTATCAAGAATCTTCATTGCATTGGCCAACTCTTGAGCTGTCAACCTGATTTCTTTCTCCAGGATCAAAAGGATCTGCACCTTCCTTCCTTTCATGCATGATTCAAGTTCGGTAATCATCTCATCAATGGTATCAGTATTAACGTCCATTCTTCTTTTTCTCAAGATCACCAGAGCGATGCTTTTAACGTCTGCCATATTCCCTCCACAAGATATTAAACATCTTAGCCGCCAGTTACTATCTCAGCAACACGAAAAATTCAAGACCATCTTTCACGCTTACTGATTCTCCCTTAAAGATCTCGCTACTATGTGCTTTCTTTGCATCCTTCCAGAATACTGAGTATTTAACGTTGTTTTGTTCCCAGGAAGGTCCGAAAACATTTTGAACGATGTCATCGTAGAATATCTTTTTACCGATCCAAGTGTTCTGTTCACCGTTTATTTTAATTCTAAACATAGGGGGAGTATCATCATCTTCTGCGTTGGCTAATTCATCTAAAAATGCATCAACTTCCCCATAATCCGCTTTATCGTCTTCCTTCCCAAATTCAAGATTTGCCTGTTGTTCGGAAACCGGTGAATATTTAGCGCTAACTATTCGCTCTATTAATTCCAGCGCATATTGAGAAAAAGAAGATACTTGAGCCGTTATTGATGCCATCGAACGAGCATATGTATCTTGGGCGCTCTTATTGACTTCGACATGCATAAGTTCATTTTTACCAATCCGCTCTCTTAGTTTTTCGAATTCTTTCCTGAATTCTTTTGTCCAAATGTCAATTCCATGATCCGTATTTTCTCCAGCCTTTTTGGTAGCCTTGATTTTTTCTTCCAGATCCATTTCCAAAGAATTAACTTTTTTATGAAATACCGCATAATCCTCATTTGTTTTCGTTTGCAAATTGATTAGTTTAGTTTCAAGCTGCGCAACCTTAGTTTCATTTCTAAACCATGCCATAAATCGTTTAAATATGCTCATTTTGTCTCCTATTTAGGTTGTTTAGATATTATCGTAAAGATATTGCAAAAGAATATCAAGCGGAAAAGGAAATCTAGTTATATTAAAAGCTTTTATAGGTTCGAAGTAGAAGAAAAGTAAATTGATCTAACGACGCAATGCTAATGACGGCGCGGCTAAGATAGTCAAGATCATATTTTAATAATTAGTTTATTATTGGCTAACTATTAGCTAATAATTAGATTTCATCAATAAACCCATAGGAAGCTATAAATAGTTATCTTGCAGTCTTAATTGATGCCATTTTTAATTTATATTTTTAAGAGAAGAAAAAGATTGACAGCTATAAGTTAATAAAGTATAAAAAAGAGAAACGATTAAAAGGAGTAAATAAATGGCTTATAATAATGGATATCCGCGTCAAGAAGTTATTTACCATGCATCATGTCATTCATGCTCGCGGTCTATTTATGATTGTGAGCATTGTTGGTGTAAAACGCGTAGTCCATATGACAATAACTTATGTAATTATTCATATGGCCTAAAAAGTTCGGAGGAAACGATTGTAAAATCTAATGGGAAATATAGAGGATTTTCTTCGTATGGAACACATTATTCATTGGACGATAAACAACCCAAATTAAAAATGGAAAATCAAATCGAATCATTTGATGAACTCATCATGGAATGTTCAGATGCAGCCGGCATTGAATCAAAAATAAAAGAGTCATATGAGAAATGGCTGAAGAAATCAAAGTCATTCCAAATAAACATCAGCTATGATGATATATCCGTATTAGCAATTTCTCCGGTCGCCATGTTTGTTGCATTAAAATATATGGAAGGTATCGTTTCGTATTTATTATTCCCTATTAGTTTGTCCATTTTTTTAGGATGGGTAACTTGGATATCGATACGGACCATAAAAGAACATTTCAACAAAAAAAATAATAAGATGATTACCGAATCAGACAAACTCCTTTACCTCAAAACTGCATATACCGAAACCATCAAGAAGATCAATTCGCGTCTCGATTCTACCAAAGATCGCATCGAAAAACAGATCAGACTTCACAACGATGATCTGGAAAAGCTTAGACAATATGAGCATTTATTCGGGGATACGACTGCAATTAAAGAAAAAATAACAAATGCCATCATTGAACTTAATAAAAGCTTCCATAGAATATCCATGCAAAAGTCCGATATAAACAAATTGCTGGATGAGTATACCGGTACTAATGGGTATCTCTCAAAGAAAGAAAAAGAGATCCAGGATCTGAAAAATGCACAAGAACTATCGGATCGCATGGCAAAAAACTTCCAAACAACACTAGAAATAACGAAGAATGTAGATGTTTTGGTTGATGTGATTATCCCGGGTGTAAAACGGTTGATGGAATTTAAGATTCCCCAGCTGATTGAAGACGTCAATTACCAATGCGATAGGGAACAGGCTTATCTACAAATTAAAGGATAAATATGATCAGATGGCTATGCCTTAAAACAGGAAGAAGATTCTGGTATTCAATTCAAGTTGAATATATGGTAGATAATAAATCTCAATTTGGTTTCTTTTGCAGTGTCGGTCTATATTCGAAAAGTAGTATATTAAGCAATAGGATCATTGGTAAAATTGTTCACAATCGAATATACAATCAAGCTACGAGGAAGTATCTCAAAAATGGAGATCTTTCAATCAATGTGAATGGTTATTTAGGATGGATTAAAGATGGCAAATAAAATATTCGGTACCAAAGAATGGGCCGGATCCAATTCTAATATTCAGTTAGGATGCCGCAACTCCTGTCTATATTGCTATGCAAAATCGATGTCTATAAGACATAAGAAAATAGACATTGAAAATTGGGGGCATCCCTTTTTAAATAATAAGGCCCTTGGAAAAAAGATCGGAAAACGAAAGGGAACAATCATGTTCCCGACAACTCATGATCTCCATAAAGAATTCCTTTCAGAAATAATTGAACACTTATGGAAACTGATCTATCCCGGGAATAGAATTCTGATTGTTTCGAAGCCGGAAATTGAAGTTATTGATGAGATTTGTTATACCTTTAGACACTATAAAGACAAAATATTATTCAGATTTTCAATCGGATCTTCCAACGATGAGGTTTTAAGCTTTTGGGAACCGAATGCGCCCAATTATTCTGAGCGGATTCGGTGCCTAAAATTGGCTGCGGGGTTAGGTTTTGAAACAAGTATTTCATGCGAACCTATGCTGGATGATCATATCGATATGGTCGTTGAAGATTGCCGGAATTGGGTTACCGATTCAATCTGGCTCGGGAAGATGAATTTCCCGACACAGCGGATCAAGATAAATAATCCCGGTTTCAAAGATTGGGACCGACTTGAATTCGTCCTTGATTGCCAGACTGACAGCAATATAAAAGCTCTTTATGAACGATTTAAAGATGATCCATTAATAAAATGGAAAGAATCTATCAAGAAAGTTGTAGGGATTGATCTATTAACCAAACCGGGAGAAGATAAATGACAAATGGATTAAAACAAGCAGCAAAGGGAATTGTCCTTTTCATTTTAGCGACAATATCTGTCGTTTTCGGAATGATGATCATTTCGGCATGGCAGAACTCCAAACAGATATCGGCATTATTCGAACAATCATCGCCTGAATTTCATCTTGGTTTCATTGCGGCCATGATCTTTGCCGGGTTGTATTTTCTGAATGTGATGGTAGGATTTATCATTGCCGGATTAGCCGTATCAAAAGGGGAATAATGCCTGGAAAATATGCAGTAAATACGAATGTTACCAGCGATAGATCTCGTTCGGAAATCGAATCTATTCTTCAAAAATATGGGGCCACCGGATTCTTATATGGTTGGCAGGAAAAGAGCGCTATGATCGCATTTCAAATGAAAAATAAGCATATAAGGTTCTTGCTACCCATGCCCGATAGAAAGTCTCCGGAATTCACAAAAACGGAAACTGGCAGAAAGAGGGCAGATAAATCAAGCCAAGATGCTTATGATCAATCTGTAAAACAAAAATGGAGAGCGCTTGCCCTGAACATCAAGGCGAAACTGGAAGCGGTCGAAATAGGATTGGCTTCTTTCGAACATGAATTTGGAATGAATATCGTTCTTCCCAATGGGCAAATAGTAAGTGACTTTATTCAACCACAAATTGAAAAAGCATATGAAACTGGCAATATGCCGCCATTATTAGAACTTTATAAGGGGGATGATGTTTAAATATAGAGACCATAAGGGATCATTAACTGAATCGATGGGAACAGTTCAAGAATTCGATACAAAAAATGATCTAATTTATTATCTGCGGGGATCTCTTAAAAAATTTGGCGTGGAATTCTCAAATGAATCGGTGCAAATAAAACCATATATCTATGATGAAAGAATTAATTGGAATACCCATATTGTCATTATTGGCGGTTATGGGATAACGGGATATACAGACGGTCCTGTCCATTTTTAAAAAATAATATATAGGATCAATATGAATACAATATTGCGTGAAAATAAGATTGTCAGTCTTTTGGAGGCATTCCCGGAATCCGAATCTCAATTAAGCGCCAAACAGCATATGAACCGGATGCTAAAATTGGTAAGGGACTGCCACGAAAAAGAACTCGACGATCTGACTGAAGATGAAAAATTTGCGCTTTGTTTTTTTTCAGGTTGTGAAATCGATTATATGCATTTTAACGAATCGACCCAATCCTTTATCCCGATTACGAAATATCCATGCGGGATACAGAAAATTTACGGGAAATTCGTTGTATTTGAGAGCAGATCATGATGAACTGGAACGAATATGAATATGATGAAACCCCTGATTGGATAATGCTCGGGAAAAAGATGATGAGTCTAGGTCATTTGCCATTTGATTCTTCCAGGGCAATTGAACTGGCACTGGAAAACAAAGGGATCAAGAGATACAAAATAGTAAAACATGATTGCCGGAATGTAGATATCTTCATTTCACCGAAAGACCATGATAAAATCGATGGGATGATTGCTAGTTATGGAATCGAAGGAGTAAGATATAATATAAAACAACTCGGACTGTTCGAATGCCGATTTCAGAACTTCAAAATATGGGAAGGGGCCAATGGCAGAAAATAGTTATCCAGAATACAAATCAATTAGCAAAATAACCAGGCCGGATGGATCTATTACCTATATGATTCTTGACAGCCAGATCAGAAAGGCCATTCCCGGGATAACCATCATATTGGATGATAGGAGATTCCATATTGTAGATGCCATGAAAAGTGTCAGAGATCGGTTTACAGTAATATCCGGAACGTTTCTTGATGAAGATGAGAGCCAGAAGGATTCCGAACCAATTATCCGGGAAAAAATATTAAACTCATCGAATATCGACAAAATAAGGTGGGACAATAATAATCTATTTATCCATTTCCGAAATGGTACCGCTTATCGGTATTTTGATGTCCCTGAAAGCATATCAATTGGCATGAGCAAATCAGAAAGTCCAGGATCTTATTTCAAGGCTTATATAAAAAGCAATTATCGATATGCAAAAATTGAACAATGAGACTATCAGTAAATCAGTTTAAAAAACTCATGAAGGGAAGTCATGCTAAGATCAGGGGTGATCGACCACTTCCTCAAAAAAAAAATAATCCTCGCGTTAATTCAAAGAAGGTTATTATAGATGGAATTGAATTCGATTCGACTACTGAGGGTAATATCTATTGGGAATTCAAGCATGATCCCGAAATCGAAATCCTGGAACTCCAGCCTCACTTTGAATTATTGCCAGAAATTAGAAGAACCGGGAAGATTTACCGAGCGATCGGCTTCACTCTTGATTATAGAATTTTGAATAAAGGTGTTGAAGAAGTTGTAGACGTTAAATCGATCGGAACTCTGAAAGCAAATTCAAAAAGCTATCCAATGAGGCGGAAGCTCTTTTTGTCTCAGAATCCGGGATTAAGATTCAGAGAGATTATTTTTGATGGTAAGAAAAGGATAGAAAAAGTATATTAGCAAGATTATTTCTATTGACATGTTATAAAGTATTAATCTATAATTAATACAACAAAGCGAAAAATTACCTCAAAACAGGAGAAGACCATGACAAAAGAATTGAAAAGATATATCAGAGGGCTGGAAGCGGCCCGAAAAATTCACAGATTTCTGGAAGTGGCCTCTAAAAATGGCGGTTTGTGGGTGTCTGCCGCCGGTGGAACAGCTAATGTCCTTGCTGGTGAGTTAGCCAAAAAATTAAACTGTGCATATCTTGATGCGCACAGGTACCTTAACATTACCGGGGGACAAGAATGGTACAGAGAACTGGCTTATGCTCAACCTTGGAGATGGGACGATATGGACGCTGCTGTGGAGGCTAGGTTTGATGCTAGAACCATAGCGAAAGCAGCTCTCAGGAGGATAAAATGAAATATTCAGGAATTATCACACATTACAGACCTGATCTTGATGCATGCCTATCCGTATGGGCAGCAAAAAGATTGTATGGCAACCTCCCGGTGGCATTTGCTGCTACCGGTAACAAAGAAGTCAAAGAAGGGATTCTGTATGTTGATATGACATGCGGAATCAAAGAGGGTCCCGCGGGTGAATGTGCAGGCGCTTTTATCGTTTCACGGTTCCCGGAAAAAGAACGGGAAGCGATGTCTAAGATCGCTGACTATGTCAATTCAGTAGATACCGGGAAATTACCTTCCAACCCGGAACTCATTTCCCTGAGCCAGACAATTAATGCTCTCAAAGAAACGATGACTGATATGGAAGTCATCGAGTTTACAAGTAAAATATTCGATGGATTTCTTTCGATGGGACTGAAAAGGCAGAGAGCCAAAGAACTGGCCGAATCTGCTGAATGGGTTGGATCAGTGGCTATTACAACCCAACCGGCAGGAGAGCAGCTATATTTTTGAGTTATGGAATTCCTGGATAAACCCTGCGATGTTCTGGTGACTCGTATTGGCATGAATATCGGGGCTAAAAGGATGAGGGAAGATATTGATCTCACAAAACTGAAACTTCCTGACGGATGGTTTAAGCATCCGTCGGGGTTTATGGTTCAATGGGGAGATTTGTCAGGAAAGGGGAAGCCGGCAGAGATATCTTCTTCTATCACCAGCCATGAACTCGCTCATCTCATCCAATCTAGTTTAGTATCTGAAGATACATTTTAAAACGGTAGAACGATGACAATAATGACAAAATTCCTGGAAGGATATCCTAATTTGTATATCATTTTTCTATGCCAATTTGGGTCCCATTTATATGGGACGGCCACAGAAAATTCGGATACCGATATCAAGGGAATATTCCTTCCATCAAAAGAGCAATGTTTTCTAAACAGGATTCCAAAATCCATAACGTATAATTCAAAATCGGGAACAGATAATAAAAATACGTCTGACGATGTTGATATTGAATTATATTCATTGCATTATTATCTTGAGCTATTAAAGAAAGGTGATACCGGAGCATTGGATATACTTCATGCATGGAGCAATGATGAAGCAATAATTCAGCATAGCGGAATTTTTCTTGAATTGTATGATAATAGGAAAGATTTCTATACGACGAATTTAAAAGCGTTTGTCGGTTACTGCAGAACGCAGGCTGCAAAATATGGGGTTAAGGGAAGCCGTCTGAATGATTCAAAAGTCGTTATCGACTATTTAAAATACCATATTAATGCTGGAAAAAATATCAGATTAGAAGATATTTGGTATTCATTGCCAATCGGGGACCATTTAAAAAAGATACCGGCTGATCCTGAAAATGGCTTTCAATTTCCAATGTATGACGTTTGTAATAGAAAGTTGCAATCAACTGTGACTATCCAATATGCTTATGATGTAATAGAAAAGTTCTATCTGGCATATGGAGAACGGGCGCAGAAAGCGGCAGAAAACAAAGGAATTGACTGGAAGGCAGTCAGCCATGCTCTTAGATGCGCATATCAAATGAGATCCCTTTATCGTGAAGGCGATATCATTTTCCCTTTGAAAGAAGCCGATGAGCTTTTGAGAGTAAAAAATGGAGAATGCGATTATATGACAGAAGTCGCTCCAAAACTTGAAAACTTAATGGATGAGGTTGAAGAACTTTGTTCCAAATCCAATTTCCCTAAAAAGGTTGATTCGAAAAAATGGGACAAATGGATACTTTCCCTTTATCAATAAAGATTCAAGGAATAATAAGTCTTGAATCGGGCGACTATCTTTTCCGCGGGGACCATTGCGGAGAGATAAAATATTGGGCATGGAAAATAGAACCGATCATTTCAATCTCGGAGAGATCACAATGCTTTAAGTGGGATAAATTACCTAGGCCCAAAAGATCATTGAAGACTGGACATATCGAATTATTCAATTTTGATAATCCTCCGAGAACTGTCAGATATATTCCATTATTAGATTAAAAAGGAGCACAATGAAAACAGCCGAAGAAAGAGCGAAGGAATTTGTTGATAAAATGCCATTGGTATGTGCAGCATTTAGAAATGAGATTGAGAAAGAACTCGTTTTATTTGCCAAGCGTCAAGATAAAATAACTCGGCATGCCATCGCCGAGAACTTGATAATGGCTCATCATGATTGCGAAACTGACACTGGGGACTCCGCTATCCGTGTTGACAGAGCACATAATATCGCAATGAATACTCAATTCGTTTAAAGGTGAGAAAATGGAACAAAAACTCGAAAAGATTTGGGTCACGAAATATGCCTTAACGGAAGGAATATTTACAATTTATATTGAACATACTGATATAGATAGATCTATATCGTTACCAGATGAGCAACATTTCCATGGTTATGCGAGAAAGGGAGAATGGCATAGAACTGAAGAGGAAGCAAAGGCAAAAGCAGAAGAAATGCGCATTAAGAAAATCGCATCGCTTAAAAAACAGATCAAAAAACTCGAAGAAATGAAGTTTTGAAGATGTTGTAGTATCATTAGCCAGAGTTTTCTGGCCAATTTTTAATTCAAGTCAAAAGGAGACGCATATGAAATTGCATCTATTGATTATCGATCCACAGAATGATTTCTGTGATCCAAAGGGGGCATTATTTGTCCCTGGAGCTGATCAGGATATGAAGATATTAGCTGAGTTTATGAACCGGGTAAGCGCAAAAATTGATGATATCCATGTGACGATGGACAGCCATCAGGACTTTGATATTGCCCACCCTATTTACTGGAAGGACAGTTCCGGAAACAATCCACAGCCTTTTACCATTATCACAGCAACCGATGTGAAATCTGGAAAATGGCGGGCCTCATCAGTAAGCGAACAGTCCTGGGCTTTGGAATATGTCGAAAAATTGGAAGCGCAGTCTAATAAATTTCCTCTTTGTGTTTGGCCTACCCATTGTGTTATTGGTTCAAATGGTTTTGGAATCTTTCCAGCCGTGCTTGAATCCATGAGAAAGTGGGCGGTAGAAGAAGTTGCTGTTCTTGATATTGTGACTAAAGGTAGCAATTACAAGACCGAGCATTACGGAGGTTTGATGGCTGAAGTTCCAGATCAAAACGATCCGGGGACCCAGTTGAATACTGCCCTGATCCAGACATTACAATCAGCTGATATGATTGTCTGTGCCGGTGAAGCGCTTTCGCATTGTTTGGCGACGACATTAACCCAAGTCATCGATAATTTTGGTGATGAAAATGCGAAGAAACTGGTTATTCTGGAAGACTGCTCATCACCGGTTCCTGGTTTTGAAAAAGCAGCCGATGACTTTATCAATTACGCCAAGTCTCATGGCGTTCGTTTCGAAAAATCAACTCATTTTATGGTATAAATAATGCCAAAAATAGGACAAGAAATAGATGATATGGCGATTATGAATGTCGCCAATTCAAATTTTAAATTTTCCGGCGTTCGCCCGGAAAACCTTGAATCAACGGAGTACACGCTCGTATCAATTGTGGTTGATAAATCGGGAAGTGTGCAGGGATTCAGAAATGAATTAGTAGATTCAATTAAAGCGGTAATCGAATCTTGCAAACATTCCCCAAGAGCGGAGAATCTTCTGGTTCGTGTTGTTTTTTTCAATGAAGGAATGGAGGAGATTCATGGATTTTTGCCGTTGGCCGATATCAATTTATCGGCTTATGAATCATTAAGACCATATGGTTGTACGGCTTTGTTTGACGCCACATTTGAAAGCGTCGGTTCTGTTTTGAGATATTCACAAGATCTTCAGGATCAGGAAATGGATGTAAATGGGATTTGTGTTATCATTACCGATGGTGAAGATAATGATTCAAAAATGACTCCCGGAATGATCAAAAAGCAGATTGAAGACGCATTGAAACAAGAAACAATCATCGAATCGATTATGACTATCCTGGTAGGAATAAATGCTGGCCAGTCTAGTTCATATCTTAATCGTTTTCAAAATGACGCCAATCTACAACAATTCGTTGATGCTGGAGATGCCGATGCAAAAACATTGGCTAAATTGGCAAAGTTTGTTTCTCAGTCCATATCGAGTCAAAGTCAATCGCTTGGAACCGGTGGTCCTTCAAAATCGTTGAGCTTTTAACCCATAGCCCTTGGAAAGTATGACTAAAAAAGTCCACATTCCGGGGGCAGGCCAAATTAGCCTGTCCCAAAAGGATTTTATTGCTTCAGGTGGAGAAGGTGAAATTTATGGATTAGGCGATACAATCTATAAGATTTACCATGACCCGAAGAAGATGATCCCACAGGGAAAATTTGATGATCTATCAGTGTTAGATGAACGATATATCGTCAATCCGCAAAAGATATTATGTGACAATAAAGGGGTTCCTGTTGGATTTACCATGGAATGGTTCAAAAATAATTATCCAATTTGTAAAACATTTGCCACGGGATTCAGAAATAAAACAGGATTTACTCCAGAAGATGCTGTTAAGCTTGTTGAAAACATGCAGAAACTTATAGATTTTATTCACTCAAAGGAATGCTTGGTTGTTGATTTTAACGATATCAATTTCCTGATTGATGACAATAATTTAACTCAGCCGATCTTTATCGATGTTGATAGTTACAAAACAAAGAACTATCCTCCCACAGCAATAACGCCATACGCCCAAGACCACGAATCAAAAACATTCTCCCCATTATCCGACTGGTTTAGTTTCGCGATTATAGCCTTCCAAATATTTATTGGGATGCATCCTTTTAAGGGAAGTTGTGATGGCTTTACGAAAGGGGCTGTCGTGGAAAGAATGAAGGCAAAGAAATCGGTTTTTAACAAGTCCGTTAAGCTACCATCTCAGGCAAGAGATTTTAGTCATATTCCTAATGATCTTAGATCCTGGATGGAGGATGCTTTTGAAAAAGGAAAACGGACTCTTCCTCCATTGGCAGGAGGTAGGCTCCAGGTAGCAACACCTATGTATACTCACATACATGATGCTGATTGTTTTGATATTGAATTATTCAAAACATATAGTGATTCAATCAGGTATCATTTTTCATATATGAATGAAAATATTGTAAGAGCGGGTGACACCCTATATATCGGTAATAGACAATACAATTTATCTCACCCTGACTCTGAAATATCAATGTCGTCTGATACGTTAGTTCCAGTAGAAATTACAAAAAACTATTTTCGATCGCTTGATGAAAAGAAAATTAACAAGATCCAATTCAAAATAGAACAGATATCCATCACGAACAATATTCCTTTCTTTAAATCCGGTGAAAATTTGTCAACAGCTCCAATTAGGAAATTTGCATCTCATATAATGGCCATAGATAAAAGTTGGTCTGTGATGCCATTATCAACCAAATTGTTTTCGGGGATGGCGTATCAAAACGTTTTAGGTGTCTCTTATCTTTGGATTCCAGAACTTTCAAAAGACAGAATCAGCGGTGAATTTATAAAAGTTCAGGAATTGGACGGTTATAGCATCATTTCAGCGAAATGTATTCATAATGTGGCCATGGTTATTGGTTATAAAGGACAAGAATACACACGCTTTGTTATTCGGTATCATCAGGGTAAATATGATATAAAAATTGTTCACAACATTGGCTCACAAAGCGAATTAAACTTCACTGTACTTGATAAAGGGATTGTAGTACTCATTAACGAAAACTCAGAGGTAGAAATATTTAGCGCATCTGTTGGTGAAAAAACAGAAAAAGTTATTACTGATAACCACATTAACAACCTGTGTATTCTATCAAGTAATGGGTCACAGGTCATGTTCCATAAAGATAATAACCTCTATAAACTACGGATGAAAAAATGAAAATGTATTTTGATAAATTCTCTGAGATTGGTAGTACTCATAAAGAGAATGAAGATTTTTCAGTTATCGGAGATGAAGAAAATCCATTTGTCATCGTTTCAGATGGATGCAGCGGGTCAAAAAACACTGGAACTGGAAGTCGTATATTGTCGTTATCCGCTTCAAAACTATTAACAAAGTATGGGG